TTACTGCTGAACATCTGGCTGTTCTGCTGGATCATCCGGCTCCTCTTCCTCTGCTTTCAGCCTTTCGGCCTCAGCTTCTGCCTCCGCCTTCAATTTTGCTTCCAGCACTGCCTGGGCCAGCGCCTCCTCGTTGCGAATCCTTGCCTTCTCCTGCTGCTGGTTCCAGATGCTGTCCATCGGCATCTCAACACGAACAGAGATAAACTGGCCCGCCGGGATATCTACAGGATCGCCGTCTGCCACGCCCTCAATAATGTTCCGTGCAAATTTAGGCGCGCCGGCATGCTCCCGGTGATAGGTTTTAACCATCACCGATCCGTCAGGGTTAACCTCATAATCAAGCCATACCTTCGGCTGCTTATTGCGATCCAGCGGTATCTCAAATCCACCATCGATACCTCCCCAGGCCGCATCTGAATTGAGACCAAGACACCCTTCAATCAGGTACTGCCCGACAGCAATGCGGGTCACTGTGCAGCCTTCTGACTCATCATTTGTAACGACCGAACCATCACCATAAACATTCACAATTGGCGATGCTGTTTTTATAAACCCGTTACCGTCAACAGCGGTGTTTGCTTCCGTCCTGAAGGCATATGCTCTGGAAAAGAAGTCATTTGTGTCCGTGCCCGTGAACCATACTTTATTGCCGCGCGCGGAAATCTTGAATGCGCCGTTGTTACCTGAAGCATCTACCCACGGAACGCAGACAAGCTGTCCGACAAGATCCGAAGCTCCAAGCCCGGATTGCGGCAGATGCCCGCCAAGCGAGACACCGCCGCTGAGGCCCTGAGGAAAATTAAGAATGCCAGCATAGGCGGTTATTCCGCGATAATCGCTGATCGCCTGCATCGCTACCTTGCGCTCACTCTGGAAAACCATGTTGCTGTCGTAAACATCATAGATCGCAGCTGATTTGAGGCCGAGGCCAGTGCGGGCTGTGGCCTGCGTATTCCCGCCTGTACCGCCATTAGCCACCGGAATTACGCTGGCGGATGTGAAGTTTTCATAAACAGCAAATGTGCGGCTACCTGCTACGCCGGACATAACAATGAAATAACTTTTTCCTGATGCCGATTGCGTGAATTGAGTAACCAGCATCACCAGCGCTGTAGTGCCGGCACGACCGCCAAGAACATTGATATTGGTAGGCGATGATGTGCCAGCATAAGCCAGGCCTGATGGAATATTGGTTTGGTTAGATGGCAGGCAAACATGTTGAGCGCCAGGAACAAAGTTAAACGTCTGCCAGTCCAGAGCGGGAAGCATGGCTATTGGCGAACCGATACCCACATCAGCCAGCGCCCCTTTGCCTTGCAGATCCCAGTTCGACCATGTAGTGCCTGAGAGGGTGCGCGTCCACGTCCGGTTAATAAAGGCTGCATTGGTGACAACTGATTTGAATGTCTGAACCACTGAGTTTGTGCTTGACCGTAGTTCAACGGTGCAAATTCCAGTAGGCGTTGCTGTTTGCCCGTCAGGGATCGGCCCATTGGTGACAGCGGATGTAATCGACCAGATCCCAGGAGTTACCAGCACATTCATATCGCCAGTGAAATAGCCTGGCATCGAACTGAACCCCACTGGCAACCATGCGCCCCATGGCCCATCTGTGCCGTTCCATGATCCAGTAAGCGACCGGATGTAAATATTTCCAGATCTAACAGTGTAGCGCTGAGTGCAGCCAAACTGACCACCTTGAATTACTTCCAGCACCCCGACAGCACTATCTTCTGGGAATCCATTGGCAATTGTTGCGCCTGTTGATGAACCCTGACCCCATGAGCCAGAATAAGCTGATGTAGGACCATAATTGTTGAGGTTTGCTCCTGATGGTAACGCCCCACGCCACTGCACCGCCGCATTAACGACTGATGACATCTTCGGCCATGACGGGCCGGTGGCTGTAGTACCGTCTGCCCGCGTAAGGGTCACATCGCCCGGGCCCACCAGTAATTTATCCTGATTGGATATATCGATTTGCGCCTGGCGCAATGCTTCCGTAACGGCTTTTGCTAAATTGTCATCAATCGTGGCCATTCGTGATGTCCTTAAAATGAAAAACCCCGGCTCGGCGGGGTATGAGGATTTGAGTTAGAAAGAGAAGGAACCGGTACCGCGGGTTATGGTTAATGTCGGAGCGGAAATACGCTTACTTACCGTGCCAGTGCCAATCACCGTAATAGTTGCCACAACGACATTGTCAGTAATGCCTCGCACAGCGTGGCGCACAGGCATCCATAGCCCTCCCGTCCCGGAAGGAACGCTGACAGAGCCAAAATCACGGACATTATTGTTGATGTTGAGAGCAATATTTACAGTGGTGGCGGTGGAGGAGGAAATATAAATAAGCGCCTCAAGCAGTGCCGACTTAGTCAGTGCCGAAGATGAGGAATCAGTAAAGGCAATCGCACTATATGCGTTGGCGGCGCCTGATGCAGTAACATCAGCAGCAACCCCCAGATTGGCAACGTCTCCGACGAATGACGTAGCTTCCACCGCCCCTTTGAAGCTCCCGCTTGTCGCCTCAACTCTTCCTTTAAAACTTCCATCGGTTGCATAAACCGTCCCTCGCACGGTCACGTTGTTAAACACTGCATACCCGGATTTGTTGATATGCCATCCGACATTGCCGGTTCCATCCCACGTACTGGACTGGATGTAATTGCCGATTTTGGTGTTATCAATCGAGCCATCTTGGATAAACACCGATCGCAAAAACATCTGCCCGCCGGTCGCCGCAAACACCAGTTCCTGCCCGGTCGTCGTCGGGTTATAAACTGCGAACGTATCAGCGCTGACGAGGAAGTTAGAGGAGCCAGTGGCATCAATGCCCAGCTGAATACCCGCGATGCGTTTGATGCCGTTCGCCTCCACCTGGACTTTAACACCCCACTGCGCACTCAACTTGCCGTTGATATCAGCAACAGCCTGGCTGGTAGTCTGGACATTGGCGTTGGTTTGCCCAATCGACGCCGTCACCTGCTGAATGCTGGTCGCTGTGGCGCTCTCCAGATCCGCAACCGTCCGATCGATGCGGGTGATCGCAGCCGCGTTGGTCTGGCCATTGGTTTCAACAGTCGCTTTAAGCGTGGTGACCTGCTCCGCCAGGGCACTGGTGGCATCCGCTGATGTTTTCCGCACGTCGGTTATCTCGGCCATTGCTTTCGTATCGGCAACGGCAAACGTGACGCGCTGATCCGAGAATGCCATGAAGTTGGCGAGCGCATTGGTGACGTTGCCGACAATACCGGCATCCCTGCTGGCCGTGTTGCCGTCAACATCAACTTTCAGACTGTCGATGCGGCGGCCAAGCGCGCTGTCACCATCCGTGCGGGCCGTGGTTTCAGTGCTGATGTCTGCTGTGTTCTGGTCAGTCGTAGCCTTAACCGCCGCCAGCGCGGTGGTCTGCGCCTTGTCGTTATCAGCAACGGCTTTATCGATGCGCGTAATAGCGCCGGAGTTTTTGCCGACGGTAGTCTGCAGGCCCGAAAGCGTGGTGGCCTGAGCCTCCTGCTCAGTTGTCAGCGTTGCCAGTTCCTGGGTCACAGCGGCATGGTTGTCGTTTACGGTCGATTCCAGCTTCTTCCGCTCTGTCACCTCCGCTTCCTGCGCCGTAATGCGCGCCTGGCGTTCGGTGTACAGCAGGCCCGATGCCAGTTTTGACGGGTCGTCACCGGTATAGCCGCCCCGGATCTGCGTCGCCAGCGTCTCACGGGCCGTGGCTTCCGCTTGGTCACCAGTGACACGGGCAGTCGTCTCCTGCTGCAGCGCCGCCATCCCTGCCCCAGGCGTTGGCCGTCCCACCGCCACCCAGTCAATCAGGTAATAGTTCGTCGCGTCCTGTTTGGTGGACAGGTCCAGTCTGAACTGATTCATTGTGGTTTCGGTCAGCCACGGGATATTGTCGAACTCCACCGTGGCGATACCGTTCGCGTCATAGGCAGGCTCGGCGACGGTGAACATGTTGGTGTCGTTGAAACCACCTGTACCACGCCACCGTAACTGCCCCGTCCAGCCCGGAGCACCGAATTTCCTGATGCGGAGTTTAACGAAGCGATAGGACGAGGAGTTGATAGCCAGTGAACCCGGTGATGCCACCCACGGATCGGTGGCATGGTTAGCCGGGCGAATCCACCCGTCAACGATTGTGGGAGTTCCGTTCCCGGTCCAGCCCTCCACTGTCGAATCGAAGTACCAGATTTTGGCAGGATCGAACTGCGAACCGGTACCCGCCGAAATCTGCGCGATCTGCTGCGCCAGTGAGTCAGAGGTGGTCTGAATCGTCTGGTTGACGTTGCTGATATCCGCGACGCGCTCGTTTTTCTCGGTCAGCAGCGCCTGCCCGCGAGCCGTTGCCTCGTCGGTGATGGCTTTCTTACGGTCAGCCACCTCCTGCGCGAGGCCTGTTTTCGTCGCCGCCGACTCAGTCGTCACCATCTTGATGTCATCACGCGCCGACTGAATGTCGTCAGTCAGGTCCTGGATATCTTCGGTAAGTTCCTTATACGCGTCCGTTTGCTTAATCTGGTTATCAATGTCTACCAAATAATCAGCAGCGTTTGAGCTGCTACTGCCCTGAATCCAGTCCGTCCATGCCGACTGGTTGCCAGTGCGATCAACAAGCCGCGCCCGGTACCAGAACCCCACCCCGGCCTTTAGACCAAGCTGCTGGTATATTTGCTGTGGATACGGCACGCCAGCCAGCAGCATGGGATTCGCGCCCGTTGAAACGGTGGAATACTGAATTTCAGTCTGCAGGGTATCGCCGGTGCCTGCAGGAAAATCCCAGTCCAGCTGTACACCCCAGAGCAGTGGTGTTGTGCGGAAATTGACTGGCTTAGGTACATCACCGGCACGGCCCTTGAGATGAGTCAGTACTGATGTTGCCCACAGGCTGGAAGCGCCTCCGGCGTTAATCGCCCGAACACGCACAAGATAATCGCCTTCGAAGATCCCCGGCACTTCAATGTTTCGAAGCCCGGTTTGCGGAACATTCACCCACTCACTCTCATTTCTGCGCCACTGAGCCTGATAAGCGATCACATCGGCCTGAGGCTTACCGGCTTTATCGAGCGGTACATCCCAGGATGCCGTCAGCGTCGCTATGCGCTGGCCCTGACGCACCGACTCATAACTCGACACCACAATATTGCCGGGCTGCGAGACAACCCCAGTTGGGATGAGGCTGATCGGTGGGATATCTAGCCGCGCGTTGTGGTCAACTGCATCATATTTGGACGCATTGTATTCCGCGCCGGCAATGGTGTAGGTGTTCTCCTCGTCGTTGAATGTCAGGTTCATCACACGGAAATACTGCAGGCGCAGCTGTCCGGCATCGATAACGAAAACGGCATCTGGCGCTGGCGCAGAGGAAAACGCCGTGGCCACGATTAACTGCGTGCCGTTGACCGCCTGAATGACCCGGTTTTCCACAATGCCGCCCTGTGTGCGGATCATCAGCGTGTCGCCCGGGACGGCGCTGGTCCCGCGATCGGTTGTAACGGCTTTAAGCCCGGCGTTGTAACTCACAACGCGCCCACCGTACACACGCCCGGAAAAGCGTTCATCCGCAAAAGCGAATACGGTGCCGGGAACATAGGCAAAGCCATCCAGCCCGGTTTGCAGCGTGATCAGGCGATCGAGATAGTTGGAGTATACCGCCCACCCGCCGCGGCGCTGCGCCTCACTCTCACGCGTACAGCCAATGGCAGTCAGCTGCGTCTGCTTGAATTTGAACTGCTTCACCAGGTCAGGAAACATCACCGCAGTGGTGCGATCCTGGTAGTGGTTGTCCGGGTCGCTGAAGTTAATCAGCGCCGAACTGTAGCGGTTCTTCTCGCTGCCGCTGGAATAGTTCGGCTTACCGACGACCGAGGCGCGGGTGAGGATCTGCAGTTTCGTCGTGTCTGCCGGCATGTCCGAGACAACATTGAACATGTTGTTGCCCCAGAACGTCATACCGTTGAAGCCAGCGGCGATATCCTTAATCACCTGCCAGGCATCGGCCTGCGACTGGATATAGACGTCAAACAGGAAGCGCGGCTCGGTACCGGTGCCGCCCTTGCCATCGGGCACCTTCTGGTCACAGCGCTGGGCTATACGGTACAGCTCCCACTTATCCAGCATGGCTGCCGTTACCCGACGACCCAGGCCAAAGCGCGGCTCCGTGAGTACATCGAACCAGATCCACGCCGGGTTATTCGACCAGCCCCATTTGAATGTCCCATCCCAGGTGCCGTTATAAACCCGGCTAACCGGATCATAGTTCTGCGGGATGCGGATAATCCGCCCTTTTGGCTTGCAGGATATCTTCGGGATGTTGTTGAAGGATTTTGCGTTGAACGACACATACAGCAGCGCGGTATGCGGATAGCGCAGGCGCGCGTCGATCACCTCTGTGATGGCCTGCACCTGCGTTTTGTTCTGTAGCATCTGGCTGGTGCTGTCGGCGGTATCACGAACCACGCGGATCTGCCAGCCGGTGTTTGCCTTCGGCAGATTGATGCGGTGGGTCAGCTCGTACAGCGAGCTGAGCTTTTCGGTTACGGTTTTGGTGAGCACGGTGCTGTATGCCCCGCCATCTACCGCCACATCGATATGATAAGTGACGGAAGTGCCGACGATATCGCCATCATTTTCCTGCTGCTGCAGACCGGTAATGCCGATACGCACCAGCACTGCGTCAATCTGGGTATTACTGATGGCCCGGGTCCAGGGAGTGACCTTCGTCAGCGACACACCAATGCTGGTCTCGTTCTCTACGGCGGGGAACCCGGGGATCGGCGACTGCGTCTGCGTGCCCGGACGAAAGTCCCAGGAGACATTCTCGAAGTTCATCGAGCCGTCGGCGTTGCCCAGCGGCGTGCCGTCAAGGAAAATCCGGGTAGCATCCAGTCCACCAGCAAACTCGCCTTCACCGAGCGCCAGCAGCATACGGCAGCGCGCCATCGACTGCGCGGAATCGGGGTGTTCAACAGGCGTGTGCTGCTTCTGACTGCCGCCTTTTGCACCAGTAATCGTTGCCATATTGCATCCATAAAAAAGCACCCGATTGGGTGCTAATTGAAGAGTAAGAAATTTTCAGATGTCCTCGGCCACGATCCCCGCACTGATTATGGCGCCGCCAATTTCGCGCTCGCCATACAGCAGCGCGACCGGGTTGCCCATCGCCAGGGTGTTCACTGCGCCGCCGAAGGCATAGCTGGGCTTATTGTCGGGGTCATCACGCCCCTGAAGGCCTTTGGGCTGCGGCGAGAGCATCTGGTAGATACCGCCCGCAGCCATGCCGATACCAGCAGAAATCATGGCGCTACCGACCGGACTGGCCCAGCCAGCAGAGAGGCCAGACACTACGATGCCCGCCACTACCATCACTGCGCCAAGGATCGTCTGGAATAAACCTGCCTTTTTCGCCCCTTCAAGCACAGGCGCGATGCGGATATCACTGTCACCACCCAACTCCTTGAAATCCTGTTCGCCGATGTTGCGTCTGCCGCGAAACACCGCGAACGTCATGCCGTTTTTTTTGGCATTCATGAGAAAGCTTTCCAGCCCGTCTAGGTTGATGCACAGCGCCTTTACCGCTTCCGCTGACGTCTGCACCGCCAGCCGGTGAACGCGGCCAAACCGGGCACCCAGCGCGCCATACAATCGAATCGTGGTTAAGCGCGCCATGGCTTAATCTCCTGCGGCAGGTCTTTGTGCCGAACGCAGATCATCGTCCGGTCTTTAAAATATCCACGGGCATAAGGCGTGATGCAGGATGGCTGGCCGTACAGGTGGTGCAGCAGCTCGCCCTCTTCGGTGATGATCCCCGCGTGGTTCCACTTGTCCGACTCGACCTGCATGATCACCATGCACCCGGGCGCGGGGTCGCATTCGACAAACCCCTCACACTCCCAGTTATCGAAATAGAGGTTGTCGGGGTACTGGCTTTCCCACCACGGATAATCCACGCGGAAATCGTTCAGCGTGACGCCCTGTATGGCGTGCCAGTCCATGACCAGGCCCCAGCAGTCGTGCGAGCCAAGGAGGAACGGGCGGCCAATCAGCGGGATGGCGTCCGGTGTTATCTCTGCGTATTCATCGCAGTCCGGCGCGTAAATGCCCCAGACCACACCAGAGTTATTACACTGCTGGCGATCGAGGTCAGACGGAATAGGTCGTGCGCCATCGCCCGGGTGGGAGTGAATGACGCGGATAATGGTTCCTGCGTCCTCGGCGTTCGCCCAGTGCAGACCATCGATTCTGAAATGCTCGGTCGGGTTTTCGTGGCTGTTCGGCACCGGGATGTAGCGCTGGCGCCGTCCTGACTGAATGACGAAGCCGCAGCACTCGCGTGGGGATTCCTCCAGCGCATGCGCCCGGATCGCCGTCATAATGATTTTGTTCATGGGTATATCCGGTTATCGGGTGAAGAGAACTGTCGCCGGGTAGCCGCCGAAATCAAGAACGGCAGTGTTCGGTTCTGCCAGCCCGGCGCCGAAACGCTTGCGGCAGTCACTGAGGCAACCCCCGCATACATCAAACGCCGGGTCAGCTACCGCATTACCCTTCGCATCGAAATATGCCGTGCCGTTGTAGGTGCAGCCGTCACCGCTGCGGTATTGTCCGCGCAGTGCCCATTCGCAGAGAGAGGTGATCTGCCGGGTGGGTATAACCAGGTTCTGCAGGTCTGCCGGGCTACTGAGCGACCAGGACACCATCTCGTCATCTTCAGAGGTTTTGGTGTCCAGCCAGAAGGTCTGTAGGGAGAACATCGTCGGGTCTGCTGTCGGATTAACACCGCCCGGGAAGTTCACCGCATCCAGGTAAACCGCGTAGGTGTCAATGATGCTTACCTTTGCATTCACCATGTCTTTAAACTGGAGACACAGCGCAGTGATATGGCCGTCGAGGTTAGACACGCTGAGCTTTGGCTCGGCGGCCTGATCCGTTGAAAGCGCCAGGTCGGCAATCTGGAAGGGCCAGAACTCGTAGGCGTTGCCATCCCAGATGATGGGCTTCGGCCCCAGCCTGGCCTCGTCGCCTTTCGCCGCGTCTATCTCGGCAGGTGAATGGGGAAACGGGCTGTAGTGAAAGCGGTGGATCCCGCCGCTGAACTCTGAGGCATCCACTTCGACTAGGCGGACCCTGCCACCTGGCGCCAGCTTCGCCGCCTGATCAACAAGTGCCATTATGCGTATACCCCGTAGGCCCGTTTAATAGTGAACGTCAGCTCTGCGAATTTGCTGCTGATCTGGTTTTTGCGAACAGAGTCGGCGACAACGCGATACATTCCCTTCTCTTCGCCCGGCGGCGTAATGATGAAGGCCTTCACGGTATGAGCCAGAAGGAAATCGCGCACTGCGTTTACCTCTGTCTCAGTGCCGGTATGTTTCATCGGCACCTGGATCGCGGTGGAGTTGATGCCGTTCTCGGCAACCTGCTCATAGCCATCGCCAAACTGCGCCGTACGCACCGTCTGGCTGTATTCAACAGGGCCAGCGCCGAGCTGCGAGCGCCAGCTGTAGGTTTCGACTGCCATGTTTGCTCCATAAAAAAGCCCCGCATTAGCGAGGCTTGGGGTGGTTGAAAGCCCCGGACTGGGCTTGGTTGTTAGTCGGTTCTGCATGAACTCATTCGGAAGGTGTAGCACCACAGCGACAAATTTAAGAGCCCAGATGACAATGTGCTTCTTAATAGATTGCTGTAATATTGCGCGCCATTCAAATCAACTGCTCGCTTTTCAATCAACTAAGATTAGCTAAGACACCCTTTGATATGTCAAAATCTAACATGGAGTTATAAGCTGCCACAGAGCGGCCCTGCCCCATCGCATCTTTAATTAAAGGAGTTTCCAATGGGGTTTAGATTTCGCAAACGAATCCGAATTGCTCCCGGACTCGCTATAAATATCAGCAAAAGCGGCGTAAGCACATCAATCGGTAAAAGCGGCTGTACCACAAATATCAGCAGTAGAGGCGTAAAAACAACGCTTGGCATCCCTGGCACTGGAATTTCATACACTGCCGGTACTTCAGGGAAAAAATCTGCTAATAAGAAAGGCAGCAGCATAATTAGCAATCTTATTTGCTTATTTATTTTATTTGTGATTTACAAAGTTTTTACTTCATAAATTCTTATTACAATAACCTGCATAAACATCGCATTACATTAATATTGGTAAGGATTAACAAATGAAAAAAGTACTAGCACTGTTACTGGTAGTAGCATTCGGCTTGATGACCACTAACTCAATGGCCTGCCCGAAAGGTACACATCCGCATGGTGGAACTGGTTCGCATCACGCGGGCGGCACTTGCTACTAACAGTTGGGCGGCTTCGGTCGCCCTTTTAATATCAAAAGCACATCTGAGTAGGTTATCAAGCCTCCACAGAGCAGCCCTGCACTATCGCTTCATATTTGTTCAGAGGGTCACATGAACCGGGTTTGGCTAATCGTGTTGATTGTCACAATTTGCGCTGGTTTGGCGCAGGATTACATAACTGAAAAAGCAGCTGAACGCATTACTACAATCAGACAGTCATGTGTGATTGGGCATGGTTGCAAGAACATGTAGCCCATCTGAGTGGGCTGTTATTGAAGTCCGGCCAGGACTTGGTGGTTATGGTCAGTTATGTTTAACTTCCGCTCAATTCTTCAAGTCGGTAATCAGTTTTACCGTCTTTATCTTCGACGCATACAGCTCTGAATTTCTGCTCAAGGCCGAATTTGTTCTTGGCGCTAAACTCCTGTGTTGCGTAAAACTTCCCGTCATTACCCAGCAACCTTTTTGCACCAAACGCAGACATATTCAGGGTGCTTTTGTTAAGGACTGATTTTTTAACGTAAGCATCACAGGATTCACGAAGCTGATCCAGTTTCGCATCAGAAAGTTCTTTGGCCTCTTTCTGCTTCTTTTCTGCTTCGGACGGCTTATTAAGTACAGCAGCAATACCGACCACAATGATGAGAAGAATAAGCATCCCAACAGTCTTGAGAATTTTCATAAATATTTTTTTAAGCACTATCATCCCCTGATTAGTATGTTTTAAACATGATAACCAGGGGATGCATTGCTGTAACCAGGCGCGCGTGATATTGCCATCTCAGGATCACAACCTAGGGTCACTTGCTCTGGAACTGCCTGCCAAGAAGGCCATCGCTTCGAGCAGCCCTCACAAGGATCTCCGTTACCTTAGTTTCTATTTCTTTCCCTAACGCCCGCGCTGCAGCGCTGCCATCCCCAGACGTGTTAGATGATGCATTGCCCTTATTATCCACATAAATATCTATGTTGACCTGCGGCTGCGCACCACCCCCACCCTGTGCCCTGACACCAAGCCGGCCAGCGGAATCACGCGTCAGCGGCATGATTGCCTCAGCGCCAGCCTCAGCGAAGACACCCCCCTTGGCAAACTTAGAGGCCCCTGGAATGTGAAATACTGAGGTGTATCGTACACGCCATTCACATACTTACTGAGGCCCGGAGATTCATATACTCCGCCTTTAGCGTTAAATGTTAAACCTGCAGCTGCGTTCGCGTATGCTCCACCAGGTGTGTTGCCACCTCCTGATCCCCCACTTACCCACCCCATCGCAGCCTGTACTGAATAGGCAACCATGAGGCGGTTCGTCACATCCAGGATCATCTTGAGCATCGATTTCCCGAACTCTTTAACCGATGCTTTGCCTGTTGTCATAAGCTCGGTCAGCATGTCGCTCAGTCCTGTTAGCGTGGAGCTGGCAACATTCTTTACGGCATCGTAGGTATTTGTGGCGGCGTCCAGATACTCATTCCAGCCGCTTACTGCACCAGCTTTCCAGTCACCGCGCAGCTTATCCTCTTCGGCGTAGTAATTGCGAAGTGCTGCCAGCTCTTTTTCATAACTAGCATCTTCAAGCTTGCCACCGCCATTCAGCCATCCCTGTCGAAGCTGAGCTTCTTCCATCAGGCGCTGCGTTTGACGACTACTTAACCCGGCGCTATCACGCAATGCATCGGTTTTTTCAGCCATCTGGGTGACATATTTGTTTGCCTGCTGCGCCAGCCCGTTAATCTTCTGCTGGGCCTCAACTTCCTTATTTTTCTGATCCACAACTTTGGCGGCGTTGAGGATGGCCTCACGGTTCGATAGAAGAGATTTCTCCTGTGCGCTCAGAGCGCGAGACTTAGCAGCCTCGTCCAGCTCGGCAAAATGAGATTGCTGTTTGCTGAACTCGGTATTTTTGGCGTGAACATCTCCCGTCTGACGCAGCGTTTCGAGCGTTTCCGTTAGGGTTCTGGCCTGGGCGCGGTAGTTCTCCAGGGTGCGATCGCCAGCATCCAGCGTAGCTCTTGCCTCTTTGGTCTTTTTGGCAGAGTCCTCGGCAAGTTTTGTTACCGCATCCCTTGATTCGCGGCTCGTGCCTCCCTCCCCTTTAACGTTGGCTCCTCGCGCTTCAGCTTCATAGTTTGCCTGTGCGTTAGGCGCAGTAACCCGCTTCCAGAGTTCATCGTAGCGTTTTTTGTTCGCCGCAATCTCTTTGTCAGCTTCAGTCCCGGCCTTTTTCATAGCCTCAACATCCATGCCGAGGAACTCAGTTATTGCACCGCCGCCGGGTATTTTTTCAGCCCAGCCAGCTAATGTCCCGGTAAATTTGGCATCCAGCGAAGTGATATTGAGAAAGAGATCCTTTATCGATGCCTTAACCAGATCAAAAATATCCAGTATCTGGCTTCCCCAGGCGCGGACCGTGATCCCAATCTGCCCAAAGGAATCAGACGCAAAAGCCTTTAACCCCTGCCAGGCCTGCCCGATATTATCGGTAGCCTCTACAATTTTATTACTGCGATCCTCCATGGTGTTGGCGAACAGCGTAATCGCTTCGTTTGCCGCGGCTGTTTTTCCCTTCGTTTTTTCGAGGATGATGATGTGCTTCATCATGGCTTCATCAACGAAGCCATAATGCTGGTTTATGCTGGCCAGCGCCTTAACGGGATCGCTCGCGAGACGTGAAAAGTCAGCAAGTGCTGCTTTGGTATCAAGCCCAGCATCTCCCATAGCCAGTATCGCGCTGGCCACTTTCTTCATCTGAACGTCGGTGTATTTGCCCGTATCGTTGAGCTTAACCAATATATCCACGGCGTCCGCCAGCGAAGATCCTGCATTGCCGGCAACCTCACTCGCCGCATCATTAAGCTGCACCATGGAAGAAAAGCCAGCGCCGCCCATCGAGATGAGCGATCGGGCGACGGTATCAAACTGCTGGGATGAACTGTATGCGGCCCCCGCCAGAACAGCGAGCACTGCAGCTGTTCCTGCAATGGCAAGGTTAAAGCCGTTAAGCAGCCCACCAGCCCTACCGAGTTTCTCAGCTGCTTCAGAGGTGTTGTTGAGCCCCTCCGCCGCATCATTGATATTGTCCGCAGTCTCTGAGGTTTCTTTGCATTCTTCGTTGAACCCAAACAGGGCATCTTTCAGGGCCTGGAACATGGCCCCAAACCCGCCGAAGGAGTCTTTAATCTGTCCACCCTGCTGGAGCAGGATCAGGAACGGGGATTGCCCACCAGCCAGCTGCGTAGCGATATCGGTAAACTGCGCCGGGAGCATGCGCAACGCGGCGCTGTACTGCCCCACTGAAATACCCGCACGCTGAGCTGCAATCTCCTGTCTCGATAGGGCATCAGGTAGAGCACTGGCGACAGATGAAAGCCGCTCCCGCGTCTGGCTGAGGATGGTGTTGAAGTGCTCGAACTGCACGCCATTGATGCGCCCTGACTCGAAATGGGCCACCAGCTGCGCGTGCTGCTCATCCAGCGAGTTGAACGCGCGGATAGTCGGGTCGATGGAGCCCAGCAGGTTCTTCAGCGCGGCGGACTGCTTCTCGGCGGCCTGGGTCGCTGCCAGTTCAGCTTGCGCCCTGGCTGCCGCTTCACCAGTATCCGTCAGCTTAAGCCGCGTGTCGTCGAGGATTTTGTTGTAGTGCTGAAAATCGTCGGTATCCAGGAAGCCTTTGGTCTGGAAGTTACGAAGCGCAGCCTGCTGTTCATCCAGCCGGTTAAGCGCCTTGTTTACCGGGTCGATGTTCTCCAGCAGCCCTTTCAGAGCAGCCTGCTGCTCTTTAATACCTTCACTGCCCTGCTTCGCAGACTCAGCGCCAGCGCGGAATACGCTGTTAAGGTCATCCGCTTTGCCTACAGCACCCGCCGCAGCTTCACCGAGTTTATCCAGTTCATTGCTGGCCGTTTTCAGATCGGATACGTCAGCGCGCAATGTGATCGAGGCGATTTGGTCACTCATCAGGCCGTCTCCTTATGCATCACTTTGAGAGCCTCGCTTTCCATGATTCGAATATCAGCCATGCAGGCCGCCGCATCCTCGACCCCGTGCAACTGAAACACCCAGGGGAGAACGTTGTAATCAAGACCGGTCGCACCGCTCGCGCCGACGCGCCATTGAGTCGCCAGTGCGGAGAAGACGGTAAAGGCCTCCCATATGGATGGCAGGATCCCCACCTCTTCCTCCACGTCCTCAGGCGTTAAACCAAAAGCGGCTAACTCCGCAAGTGTCGGTCCCGGTGTATACATCGCTGCGGCGACCTGCCTCAGTTTTTTTCGCGAATGCCCATCAGCTCTTTGGTGTAGGCCAGACCGATGCTGTCGAACGCTCGCGGATAGTTCTGCAGGAGGATGACCACATTACCGCGGGTAAACTCGTCCTGCAGCGCCCAGCCTTCGACGATTTCCATAAGGTAATCGGCCTGTGGCTCAATAGGAGCCTTTTTGCCATCGGCCTTTTTTTGCAGCTTCTCGTCCATCACGCGTAGCTCTTCAAGCGTCTTGTGGCGGAAGGTAAAGCTCAGTTTGCCGTCCTCTTTACCGGCTTGCGGGATACTGGCGGTAGCGGGAAACGTTGGGTTCGGGATCAGGGAAAATTGGGTCATTGATTCATCTCAGAATGGCCCGGCGAACCGGGCCTGGAGGTTAACTGACGGTGACGGTGCACGCAGCAGAGGAAAGGGTTTTGCCAGCGGCGTCTGTAACGTCGCAGGTGTATGAACCGGCATCACCGGATGCGACAGATGGGATGTTGAACGTCGAAGCGGTTTTGCCTGGGATTGCCGTGCCGCCTTTCTTCCACACGTAGGTGTAAGGCGCTGAGCCGCCCTGCATAACTACAGCCAGGTCCAGCGCTGAGCCAACAGCTGCAGACTTGGTGCCCGGCAGGTTAGTCAGGAATGCCAGCGGCATAGCAGAGGAATCAGCGATCGGGTAAATCTGCATATCCGACTCGAAGTTCATACGCGTTTCATTGCTTTCCACGGAGTTGATTTCTGTACGCGGCACACGCTGGAATGAGACTCTGGCGGAGTAATAACGATCCGCTTTGCCACGCGGGTTATGGAACCACACCGCCGTGGTGTCGCTGGAGTCGTCCAGGTCAATCAGGCGTTTGTAGATCGCCAGTTGCGGGTCATGCGCGAAGGTGTAGACCTGAACCACGGCATTTTTGAACGTCGGGATGGTACGGGCCTTATCATCTTCCAGGAACTGCACGCTGATGGTCTGCTGGTCACCACCCTCAGTGGACAGCGTCATGACCTGCGGCATGGTGATCCACGAATCGACTTTTCGCAGAGTACCCGCGCCGATGCCCGCCGGGAATTTCTTGGTGTCGGTGGTATCGAAGGCTTCCAGCACAATTTTGGTGCCGGTCACCGATTTAACGCGCAGCACCATATTATCGAGCTTGAGCCAGCCAGAGCTTACCTGGACCACGTCGCCCGCGAGGATCCCGGCAGCCGAGGCAACGGTCAGTTCGCATTCCGTCGCGTTGGAGGCTGCAGTGAAGACAATCGGCGCAAGATAGGCCTTGGCCACGTTCACACGTGACCCGTTAGGGATTGCGAATGCCATTGCATTCTCCTGAATTGAGGAAATAAAAAACCCGCCGGGTGGCGGGTCAGTAATCAGCGCGGTACTGCATGCTGACAGGGGTAGTGTAGGTGATGGAGCCGCTACTGCCGTTTGGTGCAGATGTCGGGCGATCCTGTATCGGCGTGCGCACCTGCGGCGGCCCGTTGATGTACACAGTCAGATCACCATCCACTAGCGGCAAACCTTCGGGGAAGGCGTCAGCGACCGATTTTGCCAGCCGCCTGGCCTGAGTCACGCCACTTCCAGCAGGGGCAATGATGTTGAGCTGGAGAATGCCTTGGTACGTACGCAACTGGCCTTCAAGATCCTGCCCCACGGTTTGTGCAGGCAAGACATAAACGCGCCCATAAGGCGCATTATCCGGGGGAGTAAACGCGATGTTCGGCCATGCCACAGGCAGCCCGAGCGAGGAGCAGATAACCGCTACACGACCTTCCAGCAGGTCAGCGATCCGTATTGACTGGTCACTGGCCATTGCGCACCTCACTCATTGCCTCACGGAACAGCTGCGCGGCATCCAGCGCAGTGATGCCCACCATGCCGCCAGGGGCCTGACCGGAGTGCCCGTTCTCCAGCGCCTGTGCATACGGCAGGTTATTGGTGAAGTAAATCGAGCTGACCTGCCCTACCCGGAATACCTCGAGCACCGCCAGGCCGCGTGAGTTTGAGCCCTGACCTGAGGCGTCCGGCGTATCATTGGACTGGGTCGGCTGGCTATCAAAACCCACATACCAGTTGTTCTTGAAGCGCCCGCCGACATAGCCATCAGGCTTTTTGATGTCCATCGAGTCGTTAACTCGCAGGCCACGCTTAAGACGTCCTGATTTGGTCAGGTTGGCCGGGTCATCACGCAGGGTCGCGTTATGCTCCCGCACCGCAGTGTTATAGGCTGTCGCAGTCTGGTTGACCTGCCAGATATCAGGCTGGCCTACCGGGGACATTTCGACTAGGCGTCCGAGGATTTTAATACCCGTCCGGCGGACCACTTCGTCCATCTCCTGCTTTGAACTATCCACGAACAACTGAATGGCAGCCAGGAACGGTTGATTAACAGATCCGGCCATAGTTACGCCCTCAGCTGGATGTTGTAGGAGATCACCATATCGGCAGGCTTAACCGGATTCGGCTGCACCACCCGCCACTTTTTGCCGTCGATTTCGATGCGGTCATCGATGCGCACTTCCGTTTCGAACGTGGCCACCAGATTCTTATCGCCGGTGGCGATCAGGGAGCCGTCGATTTCGCGGGAGGAGTATTCGGTGATAACGCCGGTTACGGTCGCGGTAATGGCCGGGGTGGTGACTTCCTTCCCGAACTGGTCGCGGATCGTGCCGCCTCCGCGGGTAAGCTGATAAGCCTTCCCATTCTCGGTCAGTAGCCGGGTTGCGGTCGCGCGCATGCGACGGTAGTCGATTGACATATCACCCCCTTTCGATACGGATTTGATTGCCGCCCACCACCAGCCCGCGCAGCGAGGAATAGAGCCAGGGGAATGACGGCGCGGCCTTGTTCGTGCCCGGTTCGTACTGCACTGTCACCGCGCCCTCGACGCGCTCCATGACCACCGCCCCGCCACCAGCAACCGACGGCGTGAGATCAATCTCCTGCGATTCGATAGCCAGGCGGCATTGCGCGTCAACCAGGCGCTGCGGGATGAAGTCATCCGGCAGGTCAACGCCATCGAAGCGCACGCCTGCACGCGGCCACGACAGCGGCTGTGAGGCGCTTGAACGTTGGCCGCGCCATGCCTTCCCTTCCAGATAGTCCATTGCCTGCATCAACAACATGCTGCACTCGTCGTCATCGGCAGGAACGGTATATCCGCGCCCTGCCGCGAACGCGCGCAGGTCAACGACGCTGGCGTAAGTGTTGAAATCGGGCGAATGGGGATCGGCAACCAGCATGGTTATTCCTCCAGACGCCAGTCCAGCGCCAGCCAGTTATCCACTTCGTCAGGGTGAACCTCAGCGCTCAGCGGGCCGCCGGGGAACTCTGGCACGTCACGCACCATGGCCACCAGCTCAATGCCAGGCTGTTCCTGCTGCTGGTCCTGCTGGGTAGGAGCATGTTCAACATCGTTCTGCGCAGCAAGCTTTTCAGCCTCACGCTGCGCGCGCTGCTCTTTAGTTAATCCGGCCATTGGGCCTCCTGAATCACAAAGGGGCCGAAGCCCCATTGGTTAACCCATGATGATGGTGGAATGCTCAGGCTGCACGGCTGCAACGCCCCACGCCACACCAACTTCATAACGCACCTGACGGTACTGGCGATACAGCGCGATCTGGAAGGTGATGCCGGATACCGGGTCGGTCACGTTCATCACATCGTCGGCGGTGTCGCCGCCTTTTGGCATTGCCGGGGTGCGGCACGCCAGCAGGAATGCGTTGCGGTCGAACGCCATGTTTGGCGCAAACTCGCTCAGCACGGTGACGGCTGCCTGGTCTGCCAAATCCTGACGCAGGCCCGGTGCAGCAATGGTGATGCTGGAAGAGGTAGCGGCCACCACCAGATACTGATTGTCGTCACCGTCGAATTTCACTGCGGTGCCGACTGCAATCCCACCAGTACCTGCAGAGATAGCAACGATGATGTCGCCTTCTTTCTTCGCGCCGTTGACCTTATAGCCAGCAGCGGTGCTTTTCGCGGTGCGCTTGATGTTGGCGGATTCATGTAGGTTGAAGCCCATCACGCGACCGATGATGCCTTCGCGCAATAGCTGGTCGGTTCCGGCTTCATTCGCTTTGAACAGCACGGACTGCTTACCACGAATGGAGGCCATCGCCTCACCGCCCAGCACCATACGCAGGTCGGTAGTTGGCGCACCGTTATCAACCAGAATCTGGCGAGCCAGCGCCGCATCAGACAGGTCGTCTTTGATGCTGAACGGGGTATCCTTCGGCGCGCCCACTGCACGGGATGATTTGTAGTACAGCGCCGCCAGGTCAGCGTCCATCTCATTGCTCAGCGCACGGAAGGCCTGGGAAAACTGGTCAGCCAGGATGACGTCGTAATTACCTGACGGCCCGATAGCCAGCTGTTCTTCACCGTTCCATTTGACCGGGGCCATTTTGGATTTGGTGATTTTGACATCCACGGTACCGATGTTCTGATCGCCATCGTTCGGTGCGGTCGCTGCAGGGGTGATATCGACGGTGGTGGTTTTTGGTGCCACCGGCGCGGTGACGGTCTGGTCTTTAGCCGCAGCATCAGCTTTCGCGTTGCGCGCCACGGCAGGGATGAAGCCCACTTGCTCGCGGGATACGCGGTTCAGTGCGGTGTACAGAGTAGGAATCAACCCAGTAAGCGTATTGCTCATATTCTAAATATCCTTTCGATTAATCGACGATGCTGATGCCGTCGCTAAGCGCAGCCTGCTTGCCTGCGCCATCAAGAGCATCAAACGCACCGCGTTTCATGGTTTTCTGCCCGGCCTGATGCTGCGACTGGTGGGAGCCACCACCGCTATTGCCGGACGCTTTGAGGATGTAGTCTTTCTGCGGATGCAACTCGACCAGAGATTCCAGCGCTTCATCGAAGCCAGCCAGTTCACCGGGTTTGGTACGGGAAAACACCTTATTACCCTGCCCGTCGTAAGCCACGACCTTGCCATCTTCGATTTTGAAGTTCTGTCCGAAGTGGGAACGCACGAACTCAGCCGGGATCGCCATCTTCTCGGAGATGAACTTCGAACCACCGAAGCGGCCGCCGATCATCTCGTCGTAGAGCTGGGTTTCGAGCTGTTTGGTCTTGCCGTTCGCTTCGTCCAGCTGCTGCTGGTAAACCTTGGTGATCTCGGCCTTCACCTGGTCAACGGCGCCAGCGTCAATCAGCTTCTTCTGGTCGATTTTGGTCATCATTTCCAGGGCCTCAAGCGCCTTGGTCGGGTCGGAGATGCCAGCGAATTTCGCGAGACTGGCTTCCGCCGCCTCCTTCGCCTCACGGTGGGTTTTGGCCTCACCGTTCAGGGAGGTAATTTTGGTCATCGCTGCGGCTGCATCGAACGGGAACTCTTTGCCGTCATCATGGACGTACACAGGCATACCGTTTTCAACAACCACATTTCCGTTAGCATCGAGTTTGAGTTTCATTGTTTTGCTCCAGCCTTCCGGCCATTGGTTGTGGGTCATCCGACCCGGTCACCGCGTCGCATCCGCTCAGCGGCAGGCATAAAAAAGGCCGCCCGGAGGCAGCCTGATGTTGATGAGGTTTGTGTTACTCGAATGCCGACGCATCCACGCGGCGCAGTTCGTCCAAGGTAAGAAACTCCCCGGCATCATTGAACATCTCCGGCACCGTGATTTTGCCGTCACGTAGCATCATGGCGCGGGTGACGCCCAGCACCTGCTCCTGCCGTGCGTACGGTTGACGGGTAAGCCAGTCGGCATAGCTGGTTTGCGCTGGTACCTGCCCGTCCATCGAGGCGCGCGTAGCGCTGCTCAGCTCGCCAGAGGATATCTGCAATTCTTCCCATGATTTGGTAATCAGGATTTCGCCGGAGCGGCAGCAGAAGTGGATTTTGCCGGGGCCGCGCAGATACGGCACCACATGGCCCAGCGGCTTGCCGTCGAGGGTGTAGAGTTTGCGGTCGCGGATAATGCACCACTGAGAGGTATGCGTATCCAGCGTGGAGGACCACTGTTTGGCCTTCACGATATCGCTGTTGGCCTGGGCGAACTCCTGGCGCGCCGTGGCGGCCATATGATTGACCGCGGTGCGGGTCACCACAGCCAGGTCACGGCGGGATGCGTTAATCACCCCGTCTTCACGGTTGAGTTTCGGCGTGCCGGCAACGCGCTTAACGATCTGCTCTACCGTTTCACCCTGGAGAAAGCCGGAGCGCACAGCGTTGGTGATTTTGTCCAGCCGATCCGATTCGAGCTTCTGGCCCCACTCCTTCAGCAGACGCCCCTGAAACGGCTGCGCCACCGCAGCGGCGTACACCTGCTCCGGAGCAATACTTTGCAGCGGTACATGCTTTAGCACTTGCCGGGGAATGATGCTGCTGAACAGGTCCAGCTGATACCCGGCCTCATATTCAACGTAGCGCATCAGTTCGCGCGCCAGCGCATCATTGACCGGTTCGTAAGCCTTCTGGTTCAGGTCACGTACGCCAGCCAGCAGCGAAGCGAGGCGGCGAGCACTGTAGGTGTCGGCACGCTTGCCGTCCAGCAGCACCAGCAGCCTGGCCGCCAGGTCTGCATCCAGCTTGTTCAGTAGCGCCACCATGCGCCGAGCGACGCCATTACCATAGCGGGTCACATACAGGCCATGCGCTATCGTCTCGTCCTGTAGGCGATCGTTAACCGAGCGGGCCATATCACACCTCGCCCGGTGGCGGTTCGGCCAACGTGGCTGACTCGGCCAGCAGCTCGCTCAGCACCACATCAGGATCCGCATCAGCATCAATGATGTTCAGCTTCTGCAATGACTTAATCGCATCCACGCGGCGAATATCACCGCCCTGGCGCAGCGACTGAATAGCCAGCGCCGCCGGAGGGTTGAACTCTTTCGACTCAACATCCAGCTCGGTCCTGACATCGACGCTGCCGCCTTCTTTCTCGCCGATGTACTCGGCCATGATTTGCAGGATGTTGTCGATCGCGTCTTCCAGGCTGGTTGCCATGGTGTAGAGCGGGGACTGCTCCTGCATCTTCTCTTCTGAGGTCTGGTCTACGGACTTGGTCGAGGTATTGTCGGTGCGCAGCAGCTTCGCGCCAGCCTGGCGCATCTGCTCCACCAGCTCAGCCAGCGACTCTTTGCCAGCGCCAATGGAGGAGCCGGTGTGCTCGACGTACTCGAGGCCCTGTTTCTGCCGATCATTGAAACTTGCCGCAGATGAAGAACCAATTACCAGTTCCTGCCCCTCCTCCAGCCCGAACACGGTGAGGATGGGCACCCGGGCGACGTGCAGGATGTTGTCCTGCTCGCTCTGGCTCTGCCAGTGCTTGACGTTCAGCAGCGCCATGTTGAGCAGCGGCGGTGAGCCGCACATAAAACCGGTGCGTTTGGTGTAGAGCGTGACCAGGGTGATGTCCCGGCGGGAGGTCTGCCACTCTTCATGCAGCGCCCAGCCCACCTGGCCATCAGTACCAGTGGCCTTGCGGTAAATCTGCACATGCCCGGGCGTCAGCAGTCGAATCTGCTCGACCTTTGTCTGCCCGAAATCGTCACCATCCTCGACCACCACCTCTTTGATGCGCAGCGACGTGAGCACGACCTTACCGCCGGTCATCTTCGACTTCCAGCCGATCACCTGGCGGGGATTCAGCATGGTGACGTACGGGCGCGCGCCGGTCGCCTTTTCGTCAGCTTTCGTCCTGACCTGCTCTGCGTCCACACGCGGATAGTCCACCAGCGCATGGGACAGACCGTACTGCATCGCCAGGCTGAAGAACGCCTGCGCCCATACATCGAGGCGGGTGCCTTCAAGGTCCACGTCTTTCGCGAACTCACGCAGCTGGTCCGGCACGTTTTCGCCCAACTGGATTGGTTCAGCGAATACGCGCCCGACGTTCTGGTTGATCGTCTCTTCGTAGGCAGGAAGTAGCGTGGCCACCGCCAGGCGCTTTTTGTAATCTTCTTTGTCCTCTTTCGGCCAGCGCGGCAGATAAGCCTCACCAAGCTGGCGCATGTACAGCGTGCCGCCCATCAGGGCGTCGTTAATGTCCCACGCCTGCACCATGTTCCCATAGTCCAGATTGGGGGTAGAGATATCGGGCATGGTTTACATCCGTAGTTTGGTGACTTTGCCTGTTGGCTTGATGATCGGGAATTGCTTCACGATGTAATACCCACCAGCATCATTGGGGTGATCGTTATCAGCGGATTTGTCCGGCTCGCCGTTGGCCGCCCATACCTGCTGCTCGAGGCTGTCGGTATAGACCGGGCAGCGGGTGACGTTCACTTTGTAGCGCCGTTCGCCGTTGCCGTTGCAGAACATCGCGTTCATGGAGTTAATGCGATCCTTCACCGGCGGGTTGGCGGCGTTCACCACCACGCTGAAACCAGCCTGTTTAAGCTGCGCGATATCCGTGGCGCTGGCATTGTTCGATTTGCGCGAATCACCGGAAGCATCGGGGTATATGTAAATCTGGCGAGAAGAGACATAACGACCGCCCTCATAGCGCCAGAACTCTTCCTGGATACGCTTAATCATCGCCGGGGTATCGTAGACCTTCACCAGCTCACGAACAGCCCGTGGCTCTCCGTCGCGCAGCACATGCACGATGGCTGCCATCTTCCCGACGTTGAAATCCATGCCGATATACAGCGGCTCGCCTGCCTGTTCCTCATCGGTACAGCCATTAAGCTGGCGATCGAACTGGTGATAGATGGTGCCGCTGGTCAGGTTGGTGAATTTCCCACGCAAGTACGCCTTAATCAGTTCTGGCGGATAGGAGTCCATCAGCGACGGGATGTAATCGTGCGGAAGATTAGCCTCATTATCGAACGTTGAGGCCTGAATCAGCCCATACAGCGTAGCCAGCTCAGGCTTATCCCGCACGGCTTTAACAAACTGCTGATAGACGAATTTAAACCCCTCCGGCGTGGTGGTCACATCGATGCCGTTACGCAGGCCGTCAACCTTGTAACGCATACGAGCGATGATTTTTCGCCATGCCTGCTGCGCTTTAGCGGCAGCCATAACGTCCAGCTCATCAACCATCGCGTTGCCGATTTTAAAGCCGACGATAGATCCAGGTTTCTCCATTGAGCGGCAAATCGTCGTACCGCGATACTGGCGTCCGGCGTAGAAGTGAACCTCTTTGTTTCCCTCGTTGATTTTGACGTTCATCCCCCAGTCGAAGGCCACCTCTTCCACTGTCGGATAGAAGATGTCACGGATCTGCGGATAGGTCGGCGCGAAGTAGCCCTGGTTGATCTTGGGAAACTCCCACATCCCCTTGCAGATGCCGCCGCAGCCAACCCACGTCTTACCGGAACCGAACCCGGCAACGTAGGCCTTAAACTTATGCGGCATAGCGAGGAAACGCGCCTGGGGAACGTTAAGCGTCGGCGCTATCATCACGAACCCTCGCGTCTACCACGTTAATGTTGATTGCAACTGGTGCAGGAACATCATCATCAGGATCGGTCGCCAGCTCTTTCCGCAGTTTCTCCACCTCCAGCTGCCGGCGCTCAATTTCAATCTGCTGCAGTCGCTGCGCAAATTCGCTATCGGCCAGGCCCAGGCGCTTCATCACTGCTTCATACATACGCTCACGGCTAATAGCCGTTATCTCAACGCCATTCTTGCCCAGCTTCACGCCGGAGTAAGCCAGGGCCGCATCAGGAGGAAGTTTTCGGGTGTCAGCGAAGTATGGTTGTCCTATTCCGTCGCCATTGCAGCGTGGGCATTCAGGGTTAGGCTCGCGATTGTGGTCATAGCCATAACCTCCAGGGTCTTCCGGGAGTTTTGCTCGTTCGTTGCCTTCAGCCTTTGCGAGAGCTTCGTCGAACTCAACCGCATCGCGCCATTGGTAGTGATGACCGAAGCCCCAGCAATAGCGGCAGGCGCCGCGACGATATTGTGAGAGCTGATTGGCGTCGAACGTGGCGAGTTGCCACATTTGGGCAAGGACTTCATCGGCACTGCCGAGACTGCGCTCAATGGAGGCTTTTTGCTGCTGCGCAATGACCTGCGCAACGTTAGGATTCGTTATGAGCTGACGACCGTAGTTTGGGTCACTATAACCAGCACGTGCAGCGGCGGCGGTGGCGTTATTGTCCTTAAGGTATTCAGCAATGAAGCGCTTTACCTTCGTGCTTAGCTGTATGTCCACCAGCTCTTCTGCGCTTTGTTCTTTCTGCGCAGTGCGCATTTTCTTCTGCGCAGTTTTTTGCGCATTTTGCGCAGTTGGCTTTTTGAGATATCGACGTGCGGTCGCGTAGTTTAGTCCCTGCGCTTCACACCACTCCTTCGGTGATACGCCGGTTTCGGCATGATCGGACAGGAACCGTTGCTGAAGCACGCCCCAGTCCGGTTTTGCCATTGGTCACTCCATTTATCCCCTATAGGGTGTATTTTTGGTTTATCCGCTCAAGGGGATAACCATTATCAAGCCCACCAGCAGATGAGCTTTGTAATGGCTACTGTCTGAACGTAGCGATGCACATCTTCAGAACCACGAGTACGATTTTTTGAGCCATACTTGTAACAACCGCATTTTTCTTTTTGTTTCATCAAACAGAGGAGGAATGTATGCAGTTAGTAAGTGAGAATGGTGTCGTGTCTTCCCGGGATTTAGATTTTCTTGCCTCAAGCTTTGCCCGGATGCACTTGCAAGGCCGACATCTCTGCACGGATGCATTAACCGGCAACATGGATGAAGACTGCCGGCTGTGGTTCCTTCAACGTTATGACTTTTACGTTGAACAGCTAAAAGAAAAGGAACTGCAGTAGTAAGCACGGGCCGGGTGGTGTCAGCTGCCCGGCACTCACTTTAAAGTAACACTTTATACCAGGCCTGCCAGCGATACGTGTTGAGCCGCAGCTGACGCAGGCATTGGGCGGTTTCAATATCAGCCTGCAGATCTTCGTCGCTGTTGGCGCCAGCGTTACTTCCCCTGCACGGCTCCTGCATCAAATCCGCTGATGGAGTTGGCAGCATCGATAGCCTGTTGCCGCAGCCGGACAGACTCATCATCAAAATCACAAACGGTACGATTCGGATCCTGGACATATTTCACCACATCGCGGGTTATGGTTCGGTAGATGATCCTGCCTTCGTCGCTGGCCTTAGCGGCCTTCTGCTCAACAGGCTGAATCGCCTTCTCTGCTTTGGCGCGCTTATCGGCAGCCAGCACGTTGATATGGTCGGAGTGGGCGTACCAGCCATTCCGGTAACGTAGCTCGCCATAGCTACCTATCAGCATTACGGCCACGAGGGCGATCAACAGAATCGTTCGTATGCTAAAGGTCATTACTGCTCTCCGCCAGGCACATGGATCGCTCCATCTCTCGCCGGTTCTGGAGGCCTTTCCACTTCATACCACCAGCGTAAACCCAGCGCCGCATCTCTTCACACGCGCCGTCGTGATCACCTTTGTTCAGCTTACGCAGCAGAGTGGACTTCGAGAACGCATCAGAACCAACGTTAAAGACGAAGCTGTAGAGCGCGGCGCGCTGATATTCGCCCAGTGGTACTTTGACCAGGTTATCTACCGTGCGCTTTGCTGGCTGCAGATCTTTCCACAGCATCTGGTCACATTCACGATCGGTATACTTTTTCCCGAGGACAATATCCCGTCCTGTATGGCCGTCGCAGACAGTCCACACCCCGGCGACGTCTTTATAGGCTTCATACTTACGTCCTTCAACGCCATCCTTCCCACCGAGAAACAGCGAGGCTATCAGCATTGCACCGCCACCAGCTGCTGCGATCAGTTTATTGCGAAAGCTACTGGTCATCGGCATATCAGTCTTCTCCAACTTTTACCGCCGGGCCATATTTCTCCAGCGCCTTAACCTGCGCATTGGCGACCTTGCGTTTGAAGTACCAGTTAATGAGCCCTGTAACGATTATCCCGGCAATACCAGCCAGTACGCCGATGGCGCTCCATTCGTCAGGGCTCAGTTTAGTGAGGACGCCGTTCAGGATGGTTCCTCCTGAGGTGCCGAGGGCGACTCCGGTGACAAGTTTGCTCATACGGGACATTTCTCTCACCTCGCTTGGATGCGGGTGTTATGTGGGTAGGGCTCAGGCTCTCCGGATGAATTAATGACAAGACCTTTGATGGGGGTTCCGGAAGCCTGAGATAAAAAAAAGGCCCGCTTATTCAGCAGGCCAAACTGAGTTTTTAATCTAAGTAGGTAGGCATGATACCAGGCCATCATCTGTATAACAGCCGTGTCGAGCAGCGTCATTTACCGGTCAGGATGTCCGGTTGATGGTTATGGCCTGGTTCACGATTTAATAATAGCACTACTAACGAAGCGCATATAAAAAAGCCTGCTATTACAAGCAGGCAAAATTTAAAATCAGGTATGGATACTAAGATAAGTGCCGGTTGCCTCCCGGTAACTCGTTACCAGTTATACGAGCCGCAAGCATATCTGCACTTAGCAGTTAACTGGATTGCCCCGCCGCACAGGGGGATTCACCTGACTCTTAACAATAGCAAAAGTTTGTCAGAATTCTAAAGTGTCGATGCTCAAACAGAAAACTGGAAGCAAGTTCCATTAAGCCATCGAGCGGCACGCTTCTGCGCAACGAAGGCAAGCTTCAGAGCATTTCTGACAATGTTCTGCTTCGTGCTTCCCACATTCTTCACCGCATTTCTGACAGACTTCTGCGCAGACACGGCATAGCGATTTGGCAAATTCACTATCAAAGGTCATAAATTGCGCTGCGAGCCGACAAATATTCGCGCACTGCATATCGAGTCTTATGCACTCACGCATCATATCCACTTGTTCTTCTTTCAGACATGAAGCAGCACAATAATCACAGGCAGCCGCGCATTTGTAGCAGGCCTCGATGCATTCAGCATGGTTAATTGGCATATTTCGCTCCTTTCAGTCGTAAGCAGAAAACTAAGTCTGGTTACAGGAGTGCGATGATGCCAGTTAATAGGAGCGTTATTCCAAATTCGCCTAAATTGTAATTACAGGGAACGCATTCGAATAACGACTACCTTCATCAAATTCCGAAACGACTAACGATCTCATGATGGTGTAAGAGGACCTTCCAGAACTTCTGCTTCACCATTATCACAAATGGGATCCCCCTGCGTCAGGTGCCAGATACCGGTTACGGTCTTACCCGTTTCAAGGTCTTCGGTTTCTCCGTGGGTGTAGTAGGCAACCTGGACCTTCCCTTGGTGCTGTATCCAGTAAAATCCTTCCTCCATAATCATTGTCCTCTGCAAGCTCTGACAGAACTCATCAAGATGACATTATCTGATATGTAAACCGGAATCCAGGCTTGCTGTGCGCCACATAACTTACATCAGGGCCGGACAAAGAAGTGCATGAGTGGGTGTGATGCCGGGTGCCTCCCGGTGACTCTGCGCCAGACCACAGAACCGCGTTCTACTCACCTGCCAGTCTAGTCGCCCCGCCGCATAGGGGGATTCATCACAGGCACAGCCTAGTCTTCTTCCTGCCATAAAGCTATTTATATCTGTATATTTATTCAGTATGAACAAAAAGACCAGCAGTGCTGTGCTGGTTAGGGTCAGGTAAAACAAAAAGGCTGCCAATCGGCAGCCTTAAAAACTGTGGTAATGGAACTGTAGTGCCGGGTGCCTCCCGGTGACTCTATGCTAGACCACAGAATCGCGTCATTCACCTCCCAGTCTAGTCGCCCCACCGCTTAGGGGGATTCACCACAGGCGCAGCCTAATCGCTTTCCTGCGATAAAGCTAACTTTATCTTTTTATTTATTCGGTATGAACGAAAAAGACCGGCGATACTATGAAGACCAGAATCATGTAAAACAAAAAGGCCGCCAATCGACAGCCCTGGGAAGAGATGATACGGAGGTCGTGGTGCCGGGTGCCTCCCGGTGACCCTGTGCTAGACCACAGAACCGCGTTTACAAACCCGACTCGTTTTGCCTAGCCGCCCCACCGCTGAGGGGGATTCACCACCCGGGCACTCTACGTTGCTTGCGCCTTAAAAGATACATTTAACTTACAAGTTACTTAATAATAAAAAACCCCGCCATAGCGAGGTTCAGGATTTTTAACTCTGGACATATAAAGCCCATCGTTAGTAAGAAATTAACACAGATTCCGGAAAAGTAAATAGCCCTCGCTTGAAACGTAAGCTATTTCCGTGAGCGCTATCGCGTTATCTGTTTCAGCTGCGCCTCTGCCCACGCCTCTTCAATGTCGAATTTAGTGATCAGCTGGTCGTAGAACCGCTTAACCGACTTTTCCCAAGTAGCAACAGAGATCGCATCGGTAATCTGGCAAACAGCCGCATATGCCTCAGTTGAAGGGATCCGCTCATAGCCACGCCCGCCGCAGCGCTTGCAGTCGGCCAGGACCGGCATGCCCTGCTTCTCAGTCAGTTTCTGATTTACCGCTTTACCGCGCCCCCGGCAGTCACTGCATGCTGCGCTGACCTGACCTGCGCCATTGCATTTTTTGCACAGCACTTTAACGGTCTCTTGAACCTTCACCATGCCGGCCACGATCATCTTACCTTCCGGCTTGCGGTATTTATTGGTGAAAACATCAGCCTCAATGAACCCCTGCCCCGCGCAGCAATCGCACTGCTTAACGCTGGCGGCGCTACGGGAATAATCCTCGAAAGCGAAGGCGGCCAGCTGGCGCACCACCAGCGGCTTAACCGCGGCATCCAGCTTGCGCAGCGCGGCGACCTTATCGCATTTGCTCAGCGCGTAATCGGCCAACAGCGCGATCGCCCGCTCCCTGTCGTTATTGCTGATCCCCATCTTTCCGAGGAAAGCGCTGTACCCCATGGCGGCGCGTTCCTGCGTCATGCCCATGGCAGCCATGATATCTGTACAGGTCAGTGCATCTGATGCAGTGGCGCGCGGGGAGTCGCTGATCATCGTGGATTTTGCGAAGTGGTATTTCACGGTGTTTTCGAGGTTCATGCTGCGGCTCCTGCCATCTGGTAAATGCGAATAAAGTTGCGAAGAATGCGGTAGTCCACCAGCACCGTTCCGGGGCGGCGATAAATACGGAGGCGCGACCAGCGCATGCGAAGAGATTCGATTAGTTCTGGTTTCATGCAGCCACCTGCTGTTTTAGTTTTTTGAGCTTTGCGCGGTACTCATCGCGGATCCGGATGTAGTCGTCGCGCTTCCATTTCGGTAATTCATGCGGGCCCATCAGGACGTCAAAGCGGGCCTGGCCGATTTTGGCGATCAGCGCCGGGCGGTATGCCGTCAGGTTGCCGGAGAGGTGGTTATTGCAGGCCGAACACTGCTTATGGCAATTGTCCTCGTTGAAGCGCAGCTCCGGGTTAGCGCCGGTAGTGCGGAAGTGTCCTGCGTGGTATTGCCCGTCATGGTATCGATCGCAACTGATGCATGGCTGATGCCGATCCCGGTACCGGATGAACTCGTTGAAAGACTGCTGTGCCTGGTCGCGGAAATAACTTAACGGCTTCACTGCCTGGCGACGTTCAGCCTGCCGCGCACGCTGCGCCTTCTCCTCTTCACGCTGGCGCTTCTTATCAGCACGCTGAGCCTCGGCCCGGGTCTTCGCAGTCTGCGCTTTGGCAACGGCGGTGGCGCACTCGTAACAACAGACCACCTGTCCGTCACGGGCCGGGTGGAACCACTCACGGCAGCTCTGGTTTGCGCACTTGCGGCGGGGTTTCTTAGCCATGCTCACCCCCAGACCTTTTGGCGGAACGTACGCGGCGTGGGCTCGAGGTACTTCACCTCCTGCCGCTCTACGCTGACGGTCCATGTTTGGTAGCCAGGATTGAGGCTGCGCGTTACGGCTACGCCCCGGCGCTGGTACTGCCGCTGAAGTTCCTCGGCCTGCTCGGTTGTGCATTCGGTGTAGTGGAACCATGATTTAGCCATCTGATCAGCTCCCGAAGCTCAGCAGCTGCGCAGCGGCGTTCTCAGCCTCGCGCTGATCCCTGAATGCGCGCGACAATATCCATCGCCAGAGAACATCGAGCGCGGCTTTGTAGAGCTGGTGAAACTCGGTCTCGTCCATATTGGCAAAGGCAATGCTGCGGGGATGCTTCCGGAGGGTGCCGTCAGGCAGTTGAATTGTGTCGTAGTGCCCGGATTCGATGGTTACCCAGGCGCGGTAGGCGTCGAAGGATTTGCACAGACTGATGCCATTGGTGATGCGGCGGCTGCCCACCTGCTTAAGATACTGCTCAGCAGCATCCAGCAGCGCGGCTTCGCTCCCGCCGAATGATGCCAGGAAGTTCGCGTAACCGGTCACCAGCTTGCGTTCGTTGGAGGAGATAGCGCCGCCGGTTGGCTCCCAGTATTCGAAGCCAAGATTCAGCAGAGCAAAGAAACGACGATGGAAGGCCGGGTTACGGACCTGTTTGAAGTCGGCCACCAGCACGGCGCCGAGCTTGATTTTTGATTGCAGTAATTCGCTGGTCTCCGGCGAGGCGGGGATCAGGGTTCCTGCAGAATTCTTGATGAGTTGTAACTGCGCCATGGTGTTCTCCGTGGCGCATCAGGTCAACGGGTGTTCAGTCCGTTGATATCATAATATCAGAGGGTTGATTGACGTGGTAGCCGAGGCGGCGAAGAAAACGGGTTCCGGAAGAAAGATTAAAAATCCCTTCATCCTCCAGCAGCGGGCGGCACGACACCATGCCATTCCTGGTGTAAACGAGACATCGGCTTTCAAACGGCATTGAACCAATAAGCTTGCCGTCTGAACGCCTGATAATGTCGTACCAGTCACCCTGCTCCTGCTTTTCTTTCACATCGACCTCCTCACTTTGCTATCACCAAATACCCTCTCCCGGCGGGGAGAACTCCACTCCACAGAGCCAAAATAACAAATGGCGCAAATTTCCTAATAGGTTCGCCGGAAGAAAAATTCATTTTTTTCTGTAGCACTTAAACCATACAACAAAACACTGTATATATAAACAGTAATTATCCGTTTGGCTTAAGTATGCACATGAAATGCATGTCTGTGCAAGTCCATTCATCTCATTGATTTGAATAAATTTTTACGCTACTTCCATGTAAAAACTGACCGTTATTTTTAACACTTAGTCGGGGCTAAAAGTACTGGGGTAAATATCTGATTAGAAAACCCTCAACCCTGATAAACGTAGAGCAGGCCTGGACCTGAGGGTATATTGCGACGCTGACACTTAATGTCAGGTTGATAATTTGTTGCTGTGCTGTGGCTATTATCTAATCGATTTCATAGTTCAATATTCTGGTATCGATCGGTATTATCGATCGGGTGCGCCGGGGTGGTTATTCAGGCGAGAAAAAGGCCTCCGGGGAGGCCCTGGCTGTCGATATGGGAATCCCTATATCGCTTTTATGATCTGTTTACGGCCCGAGGCGACTAAACCACCACTAAAAATGAGGATTGAAAGGCCCAGATACTTTTGTAAAATTTAAAGTTACGCCTAAGGAAGGCAAACAGAAGCTAAGCAAAACAGGGAATTAAATAAAAACTAAAAAAAGATGAAGTAGAAGGTTCTATTGTTGTTCCACTCCCTTAAAAGGTGTTTCTATGGCTACCTGCTCAAAATGTTTCAGAACTATTACTAATCACCATTGCCCTCACTGTGAAGAGGAAGAGCGATCCAAGATTAGGTTTGATTTTACTCCCAACCCCACCACTTACAGACATCCATCACCACCAAGCAATCCATATCAAGACAACCACGGGGGCGGGAATGTATATGGTGGGAAGAAGCTGCCAGCCACTACTGGTGAAATAATTTTCAATGTGATTGCAGCCATTGTAATTATTGGTATTTGCCTGTTTGTTGCTTATCAAGTGATGATTTCGGCTTAAAACACGTATCGCCTCACATACTACGCCGGGAATTATCCCGGCATTTTCAAGCCGACATTGGATCATGCCAGCTCCTGTTGCTTTAAGCCTGTCCTCAATAAGTACTTTTGTTAGCATGTTTTTTAAGCAGCCCTCTCCCGCTGCCCGCACATCTCCCGCAGGTTTGCACATACCAGCGCGTCAGCGAAAGGAGGTCGCTTCGGTTGCCATATAACTCTGATTTTGGGAGGATGAGACTGACAGTCTCGGCGGGTTCACGCACATTAACTTGAGGATATGTTTATGGGTTTCTGGGGAAAAGGTAATAATCCATTTTTTAACCACGACTTCGATGCCGCGCAAAGGGATAGAGACGCACACAGAGCAAGCGAGGCTGCTCATAAAGAAAAACTAGCTCACGAACTTGATTTACAGACTCAGCGTTTGGACGCGAATGCCGCTCTTTCGAAGCTGAGAAGACAAAAAAATGCTATGGAATCTCAATATCAAGAAAAAATTAAAGCATATGAGGCACAATTAGCAGAAATGCGAAAAGTATTCTATTGCATGGTTATTCGTTCTTGTATTTTTGAAAAAAACCTCAACGATTTCATTAAAATACACCCTGAACTGAGTGAAGAATTATTAGATAACCTTCAGGATGCTGAAGAGCACTGTTTTGCTGCTGATTATAGAGATAAGTGGTGGAAATGGGTCAATGAAGTAGAAATTAACTATGACATGGAATATTTGAAGCTTCCCTTTCCAAAAAGGGAAACAAAAAAATAATCTGATTACTAATATAATCCCCTCAGCATTGAGGGGATTATAGGCCAGGTGCAATTTGTTTTGACTGACATAGCTCCGGCAAATTTTCCCGCACCAGCGCCTCAACGATCACCGGCATGTTCAGGCGCTCTTTGTACGCAACTACGGAAGCTGCAAGGTCAATGTTCCCCTTGTCGAAGTCTTCCTGTGGTTTTTCTGCAATGTTGTGATTAATCATCGATTACTTCGTAATCATTCAGAATACGTCCCAAGACAACCCTTGAAGTGCGCTCTGTCGAGAAACGAAACCCATCGCTAATCTGTGTTAAGATTGGGCCACTAAATAAAACGTTTCCTAAATATGAAACATCCATCATGCCACCCATATTTTCCTTAGAAATGGATCGAATCCTATTCGCACAATAATCGGTAAAGTTGATGGATAAACTTTCTCCCTCATCCTTTCCCGTATAATTAATTTCCTTTATGCAATCAGGCATGAATGCGTAATTTTTCCCGTTTACAGCAAATTCCAAGCCACTGCGTGCAGCGCTCGCACTCACGGAGACAAGCGCTGCTGATATCAAAATACATACCTTTAATTTCATATCCCCTCCATATTGAAGAGGATTATACATCACACCTGCTGAGGTGCTGCTGCAATCATCGCAGACCAGCACAACTTAGCCTGGTGCGCTGCCTGCTCGCAGCCACTCATAGCCTCGAATGCCTCCCACGCTTCTGGATCGCGGAACTCCTCACGTAGCTCTGCCTCGAAACCAGCAATCACCATGTCTTCTGTCGGCTCAACCGGCACAGCCGCCCAACCATCAGGCATTAACGGAACTGACCGCAGAGCCAGCAACTCGTGGATCGCCTTTACCGCATCGGCAATCATGCGATCTCGATTGCTCCCTTCCGCATACTCCAGCGATGACGCCAGTTCATCACGAACGCGGATCAGGCGCTCGACACTAAGCGGGCCGTTGGCCGGGTGATCGCCGCCCAGTCCGGTCGGAGTAAAGGCTTTGTTGATGGTCATAGGGTTGCTCCTTGGCGACGAACGTAGGCTGCATAGCTTTCGGCTCGCTCAGCAGTCAGGTTGTAACTGCTTTGCATGTTGCAGGAACACCCATCCTCGCTTGCAAATTTTCGATATGCGATCGCCATTTCATCCAGGCCACGTGATCGCATTTCAGCCAAGAAGGCGTCGGTGGCTGGGGTTTTAACTTCACCGCCTGCTACCAGTTCAACCTTGCATTCATGCTCCCGGCTTTCGCACACACGATAGGTGCGGTTCGGTAGCCGGTTGGCAACCTGCACAATGAACTCGTCGTTGTAGTCGAGCGTACATGCCTCAGCAATCTCCTCCGGAGTGTCATATGGGGCCTCTGGGTCTTCAGCATCCCAAAACATCAGGTTCGACTTAAGCGCCGCGTTCTCCGCAGCCAGTTGATCGCGCTGGGCTTGCGTGGCATGCAGCGCCGCGGTGGTGCAGTCCAGACGTTCGGCCAGACGAGTCAGCATCTTCGCAATGTCGATGATCGGCGTGTCGCTGCTCATCGCCTTCGCAAATTGATGGCCCACAGCCACCAGCTCTTTGTTGTTCAGTGAATCACTCATGCCCGTGCACTCCCGATAATTTTGTGGATCTGATAGCCCTGCCAGTTCTGGCGGCATACGTCTGCGATGCTGGGTTTATGGCGCATCACCGGCAGTGGCTTAATGCGCATCTCTCCGCCCGGCTGCATGACGTAGACCGGGTGGCGGCGCTGGCCGATATTCTTCACAGCACCAGCAGAAACGAGATGCTCCAGCAGGCGACAGGCCTTTTTGCTGTCGCACCCCAGCAGCCGGCGAACCTGACGCGGGGTGATCTCGCCGCCGTGCTGGATAGCGCGGATGATTGCCCAGAGGTTGTTACTTGCCATCTGTAGCCCCCTGGCCACCCACGGCACGCAGGTGTGACACGTTCCCGCGATAACTTGCCCAGTCGAAATTGACCCAGACGCCCGAGTCCATCCGCAGACGATCGATGACCCGCGCGCCGAGGGTAGCCACCAGCTCGTCGTAATTCAGGTTGCTCAGGATGCCTACTGGCTTCATGGCGGAAAGACGGCGGTCGATGACCTGATTGATGATCACCTTCTCACCGCTAGAGCCGCGCTGAATCCCCACCTCGTCCAGCACCAGCAGGTCGACATTGCAGAGGTCGTTCAGCAGCGACGATTCGGACTGACCGTCGTCGTAGCACTCGCGTACTCGGAGCATCAGGTCAGGGATGGTCACCACCAGAACGGAGTGGCCAGCGGCCAGCAGGTAGTTACCGATCGCCGCCGCCAGGTGGTTCTTTCCGGTCCCCGGCGCGCCGCTGAATACGAAGCTTGCGAACCCGCCACCCCCAAAGTTCTGCGCGTAGCTCTTCGCCATGCTGTACGCCTGGCGCTGCTCCGGGCTCGACACTTGGTAGTTTGCGAACGAGCAGCTGCGGTGCAGAGCCTGGATGCCTGCGCGGCCAAAAATCTTCTCCGAGCGCGTACGCTGGTTCTGCTTGTCGATCTCCTCAGAACGCTTGCGCGCCTCAGCTTCCTGCCATGCCTGCCACTCTTCGACGCTGTTAAATTTCGGCTGTACGCTGGCCGGGATGAACTTCTTCAGGCGCTCAAGTGCGCTGCCAGTTCCGATTAAGCTTTTCATCGCTACCCCCTGAAACCCGTTGGGATTTTCTTGTCTGGCTTGGATATGTGATTAACATCCCGCCCCGCATTGCGGCTGCTCAGGCCGAATTTTGGCTTGAACAGTCCCTGGTACCCGTTGGCGATACTGGCATTGATTACGGCTACCGGATCGTGACCTTCGTCCAGACACTGTTTCAGCAAGCTGAACGCCTTGGTAACGGTCATCTCGGTTTTGATGGCTTTGCCAGACTGCTGGCGATAGGCGACCCACTCACTCCAGGACGATGCATCCAGCCATTCAGGAACCGGTATGCTCAGCGGGTCAAACTTCACCTTCCCCCTTGGGGGATTAGAGGGGGTTAGATCTGTATTTATATTTGTCTTTGGAAGAATGTCTTTGGTGTTCCCTGTTTTCGGGGATACCTTTCCCTGTTTTCGGGGATAACCATCCCCGTTTTCAGGGATGGTTTGAGGGGTATTTTTGCCATCCCCGTTTTCAGGGATAGCCGTCCCTGTTTTCGGGGATAACCATCCCTGTTTTTGGGGATTGTAAAGACTGACTTCAGGGATCGAGACAACCCATGTGACAGCTTCAGCAGCCGGGAAAGCCGCCGGGCATCTTGTGCAATTTGGCTTTGCGTAAGCCCATTTATCCAGATTGGTGTTGATCCCTATGTATCTGGTTTGCCCAATCCGACGCAGGATGATGATGTTCCGGTAAGCCAAATTCAGCACGGCTTCAGAAACATGCTTCACTTTCAGCGCCGTTTTGTCTGCGATGAGGCTGTTGGCGATCCTGTCCGACTTTTTGGACCAGCCATAGGTCAGACGGACAATAGCGTTCAGAACGCGGAATTCGCGGCCTGATAGCTCAACGATACACAGGGCATCCTGAATCTGGTTGGCTAAACGCAAATAGCCGTTCTCCAGTTCAGCCATGCGACTCTCCTGCTTCCCCTCCTGAGTGGGGAATTTGAATATTTCAGCGGTATTTGACATACTGATCTCCGCAATTACCTACCGTATTTGCACCAGAAAGCCGCTGGTGTTCGAGCACCGCGGCTTTCGCCTTTTTAGAACCCGTCATACAGCCCCCAGCATCGTTGTAACCATGGCCATCAATGGCGCCACAGAGTCCGGGCCATCCAGGTAGAAACTGGCGACAATCTTTTCGCTGATCTCTTTCAGCCGAACCTGCTTTGGCGCCTTGAGAATGACAGCCTGTATAGCCTCAGCGTCCTCTTTCACCGTTTTAGCGATCCGAAGCGCAACATCATCGAGCTGAACGACGCGATCGCGATATGCCAAGGGCAGCGCCGAGATAATCGCCGGCGCCAGCAGTTCGACGTTCGCCCGGTATGCTGCCGAGTTCTCCTTGTTGTCTAACCAACGAAACATCTTCACGTTCCAAACGCCCGGCTGAATGTTGAGATCAATGCCTTCAATCATCATCTCCTCCGCCATTTCCTTGATGTGCAGTGCAACGACCAGGCGCCCCTCGTCTGCTGCCCAGGCGCGGACAGCTGCGCATAAATTACGATGGTCAACGTTACCAGTTGTCTCTTCGCTGGAGTGATACTGGAATATCAGGCGCTTTGTCGGTGCTCTGTTATTCTGTTGAAAAGAAAGTGTTTGCATTTTTAGTGCTCCTACTTAGGTAAACCATCAGTGGGGTTTGGGTAGAGATCAGGGCGGAGTTCATGGGGAGTGACGCCGGTGACTGCATAAATTTGCAGGACGCGATCTGCAGGAACGACACCTCGATAGCGATTCCGCCAATGGCTGACAGTCATGGCGCTTACGGTTAGTAATTCGGCTAAGCGGGTGGCGGTTCCTGCTTTGGTAATGGCTTTATCAATAGCTTTCATAATTAGCTCCAGTGGCAACGGCTCAATTAAACAAAATGTTTATGTATAAGTCAACATTTTGAATATTGAGCTAATAAACTTTTGGTTTAGAATTCGTCCATGAAAGAAAAAACTCATCAGATTAACCACCCACAAGTTCAAAGACTTAATGAGATCCTTGAGCTTAAGAATTTGACCAAGTCAGACATGGCCCGCATTTGTGGCGTCAGTGCTCAGTCGGTCAATAACTGGTTCGTTCGTGGGACGATTGGGAAAAGTTCAGCCATAAAGCTGGCGGATGCGCTTGGGGTTAGCCTTGAGTGGATTCTTGGCCAAGAAGTTAGCGAGAAAGACGGGCTCAAGCCGGACGAACAACGCCTGCTGGAACTCTACCGCCAACTGCCTGAGGAAGAGCAACAGAACATGCTCCGCATCTTTGCTATTCGCTTGAAAGAGCTGGATGAGCTATATGAGAAGTACATGAAGGGAAGGATTAGAACGCCGAAGGAATGAACACTTTTCACCATAAAATCTCTTGGCAAAAGAATGATAAAGAGGCACTAAAAAATCGGGTGGTAAAGTAAAAAGCTGCAAAACACGATTGCCATATTTTAGGCACTTGCTAAGAAACACACAGCGCGTCAGGCGAAAAACTGGCCGCCTTTGATAACTGTGACCTGCTCCCCGTTGATTAGTACACCCCGATGTTAGTAATGTCTTCATAAGCCACATGAGGACATCCCCATGAAGAAGCGTTTTTCCGACGAACAGATCATCAGTATTCTCCGCGAAGCCGAAGCTGGGGTACCCGCCCGTGAACTCTGCCGCAAGCATGCCATTTCCGATGCCACGTTTTACACCTGGCGTAAGAAGTATGGCGGTATGGAGGTGCCTGAAGTTAAGCGCCTGAAGTCGCTTGAGGAAGAGAACGCCAGACTCAAGAAGCTGCTTGCCGAAGCCATGCTGGATAAAGAGGCGCTTCAGGTGGCTCTTGGGCGAAAGTACTGACGACAGACCAGAAGCGGGAAGCCGTGATGTTGATGTGTGATGCGACCGGTCTGTCGCAACGTCGTGCCTGCAGGCTTACAGGTTTATCCCTGTCGACCTGCCGCTATGAGGCTCACCGTCCGGCTGCTGATGCGCATTTATCAGGGCGCATCACTGAGCTGGCACTGGAGCGCAGGCGTTTTGGCTACCGTCGTATTTGGCAGTTGCTGCGCCGTGAAGGGCTTCATGTTAATCATAAGCGCGTGTACCGGCTTTATCACCTCAGTGGCCTGGGCGTAAAACGCAGAAGACGTCGTAAAGGGCTGGCAACAGAACGTCTGCCGCTGCTCCGTCCGGCGGCGCCCAATCTGACCTGGTCGATGGATTTCGTCATGGACGCACTTTCCACCGGTCGCAGGATCAAGTGTCTTACCTGCGTCGATGATTTCACAAAGGAATGCCTGACGGTCACTGTTGCCTTTGGGATTTCAGGCGTTCAGGTCACGCGTATTCTGGACAGCATTGCACTGTTTCGAGGCTATCCGGCGACGATAAGAACTGACCAGGGGCCGGAGTTCACTTGCCGTGCACTGGATCAATGGGCCTTTGAGCATGGTGTTGAGTTGCGCTTAATCCAGCCGGGCAAGCCAACGCAGAACGGATTTATTGAGAGCTTTAACGGACGATTTCGCGATGAATGTTTGAATGAGCACTGGTTCAGCGATATCGTTCATGCTAGGAAAATTATTAATGACTGGCGGCAGGATTATAACGAATGCCGCCCGCACTCCACGCTGAATTATCAGACACCGTCTGAATTTGCAGCGGGCTGGAGAAAGGGTCATTCTGAGAATGAAGATTCCGACGTTACTAACTGAGTGTTGTATCTAATCGTGGGGGCAGGTCAAATCCTGTCAGGGCTGAGTCCATTAATATAGGATTTGCTATAACATCCCCACATGGAGTTGCGGATGTTCGCGTTCTCGAGTCATTCAGTAAGATAAAGGCAGTCACCAGTGACTACTCCATGCAAAATCTCGATGAACTAAAAACTCAGATAGAAAAAATGCTTACTGACTGCCTGACCTTAGAACAGGCCACTGCATTCTTCCAGGGAAGTATAACTCTTTCGCCCATCGGAACATTCGCTGCGGAAAATGCTTATGAATATGATGAACAAATCAAAGAAATTAACAGGCTATATATAACGCCTATTAAATCAAAGAAACGATCCACTGTTAGTCAAAAACGTATTATTACTGAACTTAAAGATGAGTTTGAACGTTTTGGGATAATGGGTAAGAATGTTAACGAAATACATGATCATAAAGTGGTTCAGGGTTTCCCATTGTCGGAAGAAGAGGGTTTGTATGCGGAACTCCTTCTGAAAAATGGAATATATCACTTAACAGAAACCCTTGATTTTAGAAGCACTAACTTTAAACAGAAGCTTGGTGATACTGCGGTTAAAGCAATCACTATGAATAAGGCTAAAACTGTTTGGTGCAACGAAGTTCAAACATTCCTAGTATATGCAGCAGACCCTTCTCAAGAAAGGAAGTATGCGCAACAAATTAATATGGTAGATAATTATGCCGATAAAATGTACAACCTGCTAAGTAATAGTGATATGTCGGCATATTTTGAACATATGATGGATGCAGCTGGAAGAGGTATCCACTCCCACTAATATCCTAACCTCGTTACCAAACTAGGCTTTTCGTGACTTTGTGCAACAGCACCACTCTTAATTTAGAAATGTAACGAGCACCTTCAGTACCCGGCCACCGAGCCGGGTTTTTTATACCCCTTTACTCACCAGCGCCACCCCAAGCCACTACTCCGAACTCCCCGATCCCGACCTTAGCGTCGGGTTTTTTTTGCCTGCAACTCACAGTTTCTCTCTCAAGCGACCTGACATTAAACTTTTTGTTTATCTGATATTACTCATTTAGTTGACATGAGTTTAAACATTGTGTTTAATCTGTCTCACCAAGACGCACCACGAACCACCCAAGCATGGAGCCCACGAAGTAGCCGCCGACGGCATAGGAATAGTCGGATGAGGTGGAGTGATTAACGCGCATCAGGTTAAAGAAACGTTCCGCCAGCCTGGCGACAAGGGCAAAAAAGAGGGAATCATCATGGTTCATCAACACTATGGCACCCAGACGGTCAACCGCGGCGCAGTTCTGCCCGGCATGCTCGTTAAGCACAAAGACGGCACCTGGACGGCATCCGCCAATAAGCGCGGAAAGCTCTACCTGCATCGTGGTATTGAGCGCACTTACACCACCGATCTGCTGGTCGAAGTTTTTCTGAATGGCGTGGGGAATGGCCTTAGCCATTAACGGAGGGAGTCATGCAAGAGAAGAAATGCGCGTACTGCCGCAAACCAATCGAGCAAGGCAAGCAAGTTAAAAACGTACTGCTCTTCATCCGCGGCGCCCAGCTGGCACGCGAAGAACTCGATTATTGCTCCAAGCGTTGCGCTTCGTACGACCAGATGGCCCACGAAGCCTAACGTAAAACCCGCGCAAGGCGGGGTCTACGTCCGGTGCCACCGACCAAAGTTACACCGGAATTTTTACCAAAACCAAAAACTCACCCAATGGGCGCTATCTCTGGCCCGGGGATCTTACATCCAAAAATGAGGATCTGACATGGAATTTTTCTACGTGGTTAAGGCCACTCAGAAATCCGGCAAGCAAGATGCAGTGATTTGGTTCACTGCGAAAAGCGAAGCACGCGCCGCCCTGACGCTCGATGTTGAGCTGGAGGAGGCTGGCATCGAAACTGGCCGCGGTAAAGACTACGCCAAGCCTGTACGTACCGACTTCCCGGTGTTCAATGACCTGCCGGAAGAAAGCACCATCGATTACACCTGGTGCGAGCGCTACACCCTGGCCGATGACCAGCGCACCTGGAACGTGATCCCCGGCGCCGCGTCTCAGGGCGAAGCCACCCCTACCCCGGCGACCACCAGCGATGCGGAACAGCCTGCCTCGCCGGTAACCTCCACTGATACCGCAGACGCCAGCAAAACCTCCCTGCTGGAAAATCGCACCCCAGCAGTCCGCTTCGCCGTCCATCTGTTGGGTGACAAATACCTTTCGGAGATTAGCAAGGAGCAGCAAATCGTTGCCAACGAACTGGCGACTGATGAGGGAAATGCTTACTTCCAGACCCTGCTGCAGGCCAAAAATGACGTTGCTGATATTGGCGAACTCAGTCTGCATGCTGAGTGGAAACTGGTGCAGGCCGTCAAAGACGTTTTCCCACAGGACAAAGTGCACGAATCTGCGCAGATGGCCGCCTTCATGTCAGCCTGGATTAAAGCCGATGACCGCAACCAGCTGGTTGAGGACTGGAAGAATGGAAAGCTTCCGGCCAAGGATGAGACCCCAAAATCTCTGTATGAGCATGGCCTGAAAATCAGCGAGCACGATGATGGTGGTGCCCACTACCCCGTTTGCAAAATGCCATTCCGCAAACAGCTGCTTGCCCAACTGACCGTAGACGAACTGCGCCATCACATCACCCGCAGCGATAATGCGGAGCTGCACGCGCTGGAAATAGATACGGATAATGGTTATGTCCAGGATCTTCTGCTCGCTGCTGAAAATTTTCCGGAAGTTAAAGCTTTCGACACCAAAGACCTTTGGCGCTACACGAACGCCATTCGCAAAGTGTTCAGCATGGAAAAGCGCCATGAGCTGGGCCTGCTTTTGCAGTTCACAAAGGCCTGGGTAGCCACTCCATATATTGACCGCGGCATCCTGACACGCGAATGGGCCGCCGGCAATCGCATTAACCATGTACAGCGCACTGACGCAGGCACCAATGCCGACGGCGGGTATATAACTGACCGTGGCGAAGGCGCACACCACAACCTGGACACCCTCGATCTGGAAATCGCCTGCGCCCTGCTGCCGATGGATTTCAACCATCTGGAAATCCCGGGCAGCATTCACCGCCGCGCCAAGGAGATTGTCGCGAGCAAAGAAGAGCCATGGAAATCATGGAGCAAAATCCTGCGCAACCAGCCCGGCGTTCTGGCAGTCAACCGCGCGGCCATCTTCAACCTGGTGCGTATCGCGCCGGAGAATATCCACCTGACGCCGGTTGCGCATCTAGAATTCGTGAACCAGACGATGACAGCTGAATTCAATGCTGCAACTGAATTGCTGCCTCTCCCGGCCGCACAACCAGAAGAACCCCAAACTGCCGAAGAGCATCCACTGCCGAAATGGGCAGAGGCGGGCGAGCAACAGCTCGCTGATGAGAGTGAAGTTGAAATGCATACCCTGCCGAAGTGGGCGAACGCCGCCACCAGCCAGCCGCAGGTCGCGAACCTCGGCGGCGGCATGTTCTCCATCGAAGGCCTGATGAACGAAAAACAAACAGAAAATGATGACCGTTCACCGGTTAATGAGGAGACCACCAGCGATGTGCAGATGGAAACGACTGACCCGGCGGAAAGAGAAAGTGTTGACGCGGTTCCACCAGGCGAAAGCACTGATGCAGCTGATCCGCAAACAGCTTCCCTGAACGCGGCTGAGGTGCTGGCCGCCGCGGCGCCGGAGCTGGCGAACGCCACTGCGCCGGAAGTAACCACCGAAGCGCCGGAGGAAACCGCCAGCGCCCCGGAATACCCAGCGTACTTCGAACCGGGCCGCTATGAAGGCCTGCCGAATAACGTTTATCACGCAGCGAACGGGATCAGCAGCACTCAGGTGAAAGATGCGCGCGTCAGCCTGATGTACTTCAACGCGCGGCACGTCGCCAAGACCATCCCGCGTGAAGGCTCCAAAGTGCTGGATATGGGGAACCTGGTGCATGCGCTGGCGCTGCAGCCGGAAAACCTCGATGAAGAGTTCAGCGTGGAGCCGGTGATCCCGGAAGGGGCCTTTACCACCGCGGCGACCCTACGCGCCTTTATCGATGAACACAACGCCAGCCTGCCGGCGCCGCTGAGTGCTGACGATATTAAAGCGCTGCTGGAAGAGCACAACGCCACCCTGCCCGCGCAGGTGCCGATGGGCGGGAGCCTGGAAGAAACAGCGCAGAGTTATATGACGCTGCCAGCTGAGTTTCAGCGTATCGAGGCAGACCAGAAGCAGACCGCTGTCGCGATGAAGGCCTGCATCAAAGAGTACAACGCCACCCTGCCCGCGCCGGTGAAAACCAGCGGCAGCCGCGACTCGCTGCTGGAGCAGCTGGCGATCATCAATCCTGACCTGGTGGCGCAGGAAGCGCAGAAACCGGCACCGCTGAAAGTGTCCGGAACCAAAGCGGAGATGATCCAGGCGGTGAAGTCCGTGAAGCCAGAAGCGGTATTCGCTGACGAACTGCTGGATGCATGGCGCGACAACCCGGACGACAAGATTCTGGTGACCCACCAACAGATGGAAACGGCGCTGGCCATTCAGAAAGCGCTGCACGAGCACCCGACCGCAGGAAAACTGCTGCTGCACCCTGATCGCGCTGTCGAGACGAGCTATTTCGGCATCGACGAAGAGACCGGGCTGGAAATCCGAGTGCGCCCGGATCTGGAAATCGACATCGACGGTGTACGGGTCGGAGCCGACCTGAAAACCATCAGCATGTGGAACGTGAAGCAGTCTGGCCTGCGCGCCCGACTGCACCGTGAAATCATCGACCGCGATTATCACCTCAGCGCGGCCATGTACATGCAGACCGCTGCACTGGACCAGTTCTTCTGGATTTTCGTCAACAAAGACGAGGGTTATCACTGGATCGCCATCGTAGAGACCAGCGAAGAGCTGATTGAGCTGGGGATGCTGGAGTATCGCCAGACGATGAACCGCATCGCAAACGCGTTCGACACTGGCGAGTGGCCAGCGCCGATCACCGAAGACTACACCGACGAACTGAACGACTTCGACCTGCGCCGCCTTGAAGCGCTGCGCCTGGCTTAATGGAGAGAATGACCATGCAAAACACCAACATCATCGCTGCTGAGCAGACTCCGAACACCATCTCAGCCAGCAACGCAGTATTCAACGTGCAGGCACTCGGCCAGCTGACCGCCTTTGCTGAGCTGATGGCGCAGTCTGCTGTGACCGTACCGAAGCACCTGGCGGGGAAACCTGCCGACTGTATGGCGATCGTTATGCAGGCTATGCAGTGGGGCATGAACCCCTACGCCGTCGCGCAGAAAACGCACCTGGTCAACGGTGTGCTGGGTTACGAAGCGCAGCTGGTTAACGCGGTTATCTCCAGTTCCAGCGCCATCGTGGGCCGCTTCCATTACGAATATGGCGGCGATTGGGAAAAGATCGCCGGTAAGAAAGACGGCCGCGATGAGCTGGGCCTGTTTGTCCGGGTTGGCGCTGTCCTGCGCGGCGAAACCGATATCACCTGGGGTGAGAACATCTACCTGGCTGATATCACCACCCGGAACTCGCCGCTGTGGAAAACGGCACCCAAGCAGCAGATAGCCTACCTCGCGGTGAAGTACTGGGCGCGTCTGTACTGCCCTGAGGTCATCCTCGGCGTCTACAGCCCTGATGAAGTCGAGCTACGCACCGAGAAAGAGATCAACCCGGCCCCCGCCCAGCGCGTCAGCCTGGCTGATATCAAAGGTGACACCGTAACTGCCACTCACAGCGCGCAGGAATCGGCCGCCAATATCGATGCCTTGGCCGATGAGTTCCGGGATCGCATTGAGAAGGCAGAAACACTCGATGAAGCCACCAGCGTCGGCAATGAAATCAACGACTCGAAAGCCGCTCTCGGAACCACCCTTTTCACGGAGCTGAAGAATAAGGCGACGCGCCGTTATCACCTGGTGAAGCACCACAATGCTGTTGACGCAGCTATTAATTCCCTTCCGCAGCCTGGCGAGCCGGGTGCTACTGAGCGGTTCGCGGAAGCTGAACGCCTGCTGGCAACGGCGAAGCGCCACCTGAGTGAGGAGCTGCACGATAAGTTCAGCATCACCCTGGCAGATATGAAACCGGAATACGTGGCCTAAGGGAGGCGGGAGGGTTCGCCCTCCCGGTAACGACATGACGAAAATTACAGAACGCGGAATGATTTTCAACGCTGAGATGGTGCGTGCTCTCCTGGATGGCCGGAAGATGCAGACCCGACGGATTATGAAGGTCCAGCCAGACACTCCCGAGTTTGGCTTACGACGCATTATTGAGTCATCCATAGCCAATGAGATCGGAATGTATTTTTGGTCTCAAGACGACGCCCGAGGAATTAAAGCACGCTCAAAGCCGTTTTCTTGCCCATACGGTGGCGTCGGCGATCGCATCTGGGTGCGCGAGACATGGGCGGAAGCAGGTGCCGGGGCGCCGGATCTGAAGCTCTACCGGGCGAATTACCCTGCGCATGTTCCTTCGCATTACGAGAACGTGCCACCAGCTGAGGAGATCCGCTGGACACCCAGCATTCACATGCCGCGCTGTGCCAGCCGGATTCTGCTGGAGATTACCGATGTGCGGGTCGAGCGGCTGAACAGCATCAGTGAAGAAGATGCGAAAGCTGAGGGCGCACCGACTGAATGTTGTGTCATTGGTGATAAGCACTTCCTTGGCTTCCGTAGCCTTTGGAAAAACATCTACGGCAACGACAGCTGGCAGGCCAACCCCTGGGTCTGGGTGATCGAGTTTAAGCGTATCGAAGGTGATGACCATGAAACTGATTAACCGCAGCACACAGTCACCGCTGGCGCGCCAGGCATGCGACATCGCCCTGGCGGCCCATCAGGAGCGCTACGGCAACTACGGGCGCAGCCGGATGAAAGAGACGTACACGGTGCGGGTGGAAGGCGTGAAGGTCTGGGTGGAGGTAGTGAACCGTAAGGCGAGCTACGTGGCCACGGCAATGACCGGCATGCGCCGCCTGCGATCCTTACCCGGGCAGGTCGCCTGATATCGAAATATCACCGGGCAACCTAAAACAGCTGAAGGCTGTGCCGGGTGCGGAGAAATAGCCAATTCGCCCCGGCATTAAGTTTGAGTGGAGAAAGGTATGAGCGAAGTAATCATGATGGTATCGCCCGGGAAATGGGTGTCTGAGGAGCAGTTGATAGCCCTGAAGGGGATTAAAAAGGGGACGCTAAAGAAGGCGCGTGAGAAGACTTTTCTGGAGGGGAAGGAATACAAACACGTCTCTTTTGACTGTAGCCCGTGGGATAACAGCCCGTGTTTTTACAACCTGGATGAGATCGACCGCTGGATTGAGCGTCAGGCCTCAGCGAAACCGCGGCGACAATCTGCTTAAATACTCTGACCATCAACCAACGAGGAATCGTTATGAAATACCCAACAGGAGTGGAAAACCACGGCGGCACGCTAAGGCTGTGGTTCATCTACAAAGGGGTCAGAGTGCGTGAAAGCCTGGGGGTGGCTGACACCCCCAAAAACAGAAAAGTGGCCGGCGAGTTACGGACGTCGATCTGCTATGCCATCAAAACCGGAACCTTCAACTATGCCCAGCAGTTCCCCTCCTCCCAGAACCTGGCGCGGTTCGGGGAGGCGAGGCAAGAGGTAACAATCGGGGAGCTGTCCGCGAGATGGCTTGCACTGAAGGAGATGGAGGTGGCTGAATCATCGCTCAACACTTATGGGCGAGTCATTGCAAATGTCATGGCTATTATTGGGCCTGGCACCCTTCTCTCCTCAATCACCAAAGAGAGCATGCTGGAAGTCCGTAAGGAATTGCTGACCGGTTTCCAGGTCATGAAGCAGGGACATAAAACTGCCAAGAGAGGACGATCCGCAGTTACTGTGAACAACTACATGACCGTGTTGTTCGGTATCTTCCAGTTTGCGGTTGAAAATGGCTACATTTCAAAGTCACCAATGAACGGTGTGGCACCTCTGCGAGAGTCCCGTCCGGATCCTGACCCCATCACCCGAGAAGAGTTCCCTCGCCTGATTGACGCCTGCCACCATCAGCAGAGCAAGAATCTGTGGGCTATCGCCGTTTACACCGGATTGCGGCCGGGTGAACTGTGCGGACTTGCCTGGGAGGATGTGGACTTGAAAGCGGGAACAATCACCGTCAGAAGAAGCCTGACGCAGAAAGGGATCTTCACGCTGCCGAAAACCAATGCCGGCACTAACCGGGTTGTGCACCTGATCGAGCCTGCACTCGAGGCCTTCAAAAGCCAGTATGAAATGACCCGCCTCTCTCAGGAGCATAACGTATCTGTTAAGCTCAGGGAGTATGGAAAGAAAGAGTTCAATAAGTGCACGTTTGTCTTCCTGCCGTCACTGACAGCCAGGGCCGGGAATTACGGCAAGCACTTCTCCATCAACTCAATAGGGAACTCGTGGGATGCGGCGATGAAAAGAGCCGGGCTTCGCCACCGGAAATCGTATCAGTCGAGACACACTTATGCGTGCTGGTCCCTTTCTGCAGGAGCAAACCCGAACTTCATTGCTAACCAGATGGGGCATGCCGATGCCCAGATGGTATTTCAGGTTTACGGGAAGTGGATGGAGGAAAACAACCTGGACCAGATCGCCATGTTGAGTTCAAAATTAAGCGACTTTGCCCCAACCATGCCCCACAGTGACAGGACTGCTGCATAA